CGGCACACCTCCCGTCAGACCGTTACCCTGTGTAGTCCCTTGTAAACTGTACTTTCCTGATTTTCAAAGAACAGTGCTTTATTCTTCTTATCCTTCAGCATAGATTTGCTCAAAGCGGATTTCAGCTTAGACATGTTGATAAGCACAACAGGTTGTCCATTTGATAGGTAATCACTTATTTCAGCAATACCAAGAGGGTAGTAGTCTACAATATAGTTCTCGTCCTTCTGACGCAGATATATAATATAAGTGCCCTCTGCGTAAGTCATCGGAATGGCGGCACGCAGCAGACTTCGCACATTGATTTGTGTGTTGAAATCATCAATCACTTCACGGGCGTAATTTACCTGTTTTGTCTTATTACGCTGCTCAGGGAACTGTGCGAAACTGCATTTGAACTCCGTATTAACATTCGCCTCAATCGCATCATAAGTAATGCCAATCAGGTCATCTTTATTGATGTAATTACGAATGATTCCATTTACCGTCTGCACATTCGTCAGGCTTGACTGTAGCCCTCGTGCAAGTTCATCAATTCGGTCAACCGTCAGCGTTTCAGAAGAGGCTGAAATTTTCAGGTATGTACTATATTGCTTATTTTCAGGATCATAGGATGCGATAGCGTGGCGGATAACATTATCCATTCTTTCTTCTGAAAGCTCGTTTACAGATGTAAGCACAACAGTACCATCATCTGTCTGTGAAGCAGTCACGACATCAAAATCTTCCTTTTTCTTTCTTGCCACATTTTCACCTCCTCTGCTTAGAAGTCAATGTTAGAAATGCAAATCGGCGGAGTAGTCATTGTCTCCACCGCAGACTGACGCACTTTATCTTTACGACGTAATTCGTATAGACGATGAGCAAGCAAAATCGCAACATAGAACCTATCATCGTGAATTTTATTTGCAACGTCGGGTGCCAAAGCATATGTTACGGTCGTGTTTTCAGAGTTTGTCGTTTTCTGAATACTTGTAATCTCGTTCTTCATCAAGTCGATGTTAACCCACGCAGTCTGTTCCTCTAAGGAAAGCTCATGCGTCTTCAAAATTTCTTGACCAGTTGATTTATCCACACCGTCTACTACCTGAACGTAGTCTCCACCGTTATATTCAAGAGGGAAGTGAATGACACCAAGATTCATCAACTCAATAAATTCCTCAACCATTGCAGTACGGAATTTACGAGGACTAATTAGACGTAGCTTATCAACAGCATCTGGGTAACGGGCATCATATCCTTCATATAGTTCATGATTTGCGTCAATAAAGCCGCGATGTTCTGCACCTGACTTATCGGTCCAATTATTAAGCAATCCATCTGCATAGGTCGAAGTACCGCCGCCACCTGCGCCTTGGTCAATCATCAATCTATCAATGTACTCGTAATCAGGATTTTGACCATTGTAATGTAGAATCAACTCATGCAACTGCTCAAGCTGACGATTAGAATCGAGTTTGAATTTTTTCTCATTCGCAAGGTCAACCATGTTCACGCAATTTATAATGTCGCCACACATGCCATTTTCTGGATCGTTATAAATACGCATAACGCCAACAATAGAATTATCCATTGTGCGGGCAGGATCAAACGCAAGAATATACTGATAGTTCTTATCCCAATAAAGCTGTGGTATATACTTTCGCTCATTGCGACGAACTGTACCCCATTTGATGATCTGATTTACGCCACCATCACGGCTTGGGCGATTATAATATTCACGCAACGCCTTCATTTTATTTGACTTTAGAGCTGCTTCAACTTTATCTCTCGTCAGCAGAGCCTTGTATGGCTTGCCGTTCATATAAACCTGAATTGCAACATCACAAATCATGTCACAAACAAAATAATCACGGTCACCGGCAATCATACGCTTTGCAAAGTTTTTGTAATAACGATAGAATAGTTTATCCATTGTATCCTGACTCGAAGCATACACAAGCTGTGTAGGAACCTTGCGAGGCTGGGTTTCAGGGTTATAAGAATCATCCGTATCAGTCACGAAGTCAGTATTCTGAGTGGCAAAAGCTTCACAGACAACAATCAGTTCATCAGAGCAAAACGCTGCTTCGTCAAAGAATACAAGTGTAGCACGTCTCATATGTTATCGTTTGGGCTTTTTATCCCAAACTTCTTACGATTATTATTTTCGTAAGGTCGGCATATCTTTTCACCTTCAGTTTTACCTGTTAAGGGGCGAGGACTCGTGGAGAGATTATATTCTATTGCTAGTTTCACTCTCTATGCTCTGCGTGTGACTATATTTTTAAATATAGCCTTCCACTCTGATTAGCTTCTCAGCCTTCCAGTATTCTTCCTCACTTAATAAATTAACCTGCCATTTCTGACAGGCGAAGCAAACGTTGTGCTAAATTGTATTCTTCATACAAGCGGTTCTTCTTTTCTAACTTCCTATCAAGATAAATTGTTGCATCTTCAAACATATAGTTCCACATACGATCTGCGTTTTGAACGCCACGGATATACAATCTATATGTGCTTCTTCCTTTTTCATCTGTTATATACGAACAAATTCCAGCATTATATAATATCGTTCTCATTTGTTCCAACATTTTTAAACTGGCGGAACAAAAATTGATAGCAATGGTTTTCTTTGTTGAACTATCAGTACAAATGCAACCATCTCCATCAAAAAAGCCCCTGATAAAATGATGCATTAAATTAGCATCAATATCAGGGACTTCGATAATGAATGTTTTATTTTGTACACATCCATGCGACTCTAAATCATGAACCATTTCTTTTGAGTAGCATCGGATATTACACGATTCTTGTGGTTTTCCATTAAAAGAACATATTCTGGTTTCAAACGTTACTTGAAGATTTCCGTTGATGGATTTATTGAACTTCTTTAAATGTTTGTAATCTCCTTTATAAAGTTTTATTCCAGCTTCATAATTCCTTGAATAAGAATTTGAACTATCTAAAACGAAACCATCTGCATAGAAAAAACCAAGCCAATAAGCTTTTTCTTCTGTGTCAATATTTTTAAAAAATCTAAAATCAAACACATTTTTTCTTTCCGTGATTCCAAGCTTACTTGCCTTGAGTTGTATCGCATTTCGATTTCGTCCAGGAAGAATCTCCATAAGTTCTTTAAAAGAATGTGTTGAATAGTTTTCTTTTAATTTTTGAATTTCTTCTTCTGACCATCTCTCGTCTTTACTTACGCCCATTTCATGAGCTTTAAATATAACACTTTTTCTTGTGCGTTCAAGATGATTTGCTATTTCTTGCGGAGACAAAATATAATAGTTGTCTTTTAAATATAGCTCTTCTTCTTTTGTCCATCTTTTCATAAAATACCTCTTTGATTATTGTCCCGTTCATCAATGATTTATTTAGAACAATAATACGTAATTAAAAAATTTACTTCTGTTGGAATCCGGGTTGGAGTTTAGCGTGTTAATAGAACTGCCGTTGTAAAATTCGACAACGTACCCGGCGGGGTTATGACTAAAGCCACTCTTGTTAGTTGCAGACTTTTTGGTTTCCTTTTCTGCAATATCTTGCAAACTACGGATAGACGCAGCTGTTTTACCAACACGAGTGACAATTTCTTCGATTTTATTAAAAGTTTCCTTACTCTGATCACCAACACTACTTACAATATAAATAGCTTGATTCTCATATAGGATAGCCTTTAGTAGAATGAAAACAGAACCTACAAAAGACTTACCAAAGTTTCGACTACACGCCCAAAGAACATGACTTGCATTCCAGCTCTGTTCCAGCATATATGCCTGAGCGTCAAATAGTTGGATGCCCAATAAATCTCTGGCCGCAATAACAGGATTGCGCCGATAGAATGCAATCGTTGCCGCATCACACTCATAAATCTTACGTTTTACGGCTGTGATAATAGGCGCTTTTTGCTTCATTCTCATACGGCATCACCATCCGTATCTTTTGCGCTTGCGTCGATACCGGCATCTTCCAACAGCTCTTTGAGCCGCTGATTCTCGATAAGAGACAGTCTGTATTTTTCCTTAGCGTCATCACTTTCTTTCTGGAACTTATCAATCAATTCTCTCTGTGTATCGAAAATTTCCTGCATGTCGTTTTCGTCAAAGAAAGCATTTTCCTTGATTGCCTTGACACTCATATCTGCCGCCCATTGAGTGCCCGGAGACCGTAACTGGTCGTAGAAGTTTGCTTCTGCACCAGCAATATCCTTTTCACGCATATCCTTCATTAAGAATGTAAGCGTATTACGTCCGGCATCCTTATTAGAACGGTTCTTGACAGAAATCTCGTTTTCCTTGGCAATCTTATCGTTGTTAGAAACCAACTTGACCTTAATATCATTCAGGCTCTTGATAGTGTCTGCTGAATTCATCGGGTCAAGCTGTGCAAGTCTGAAATCAATCTTACGAATCTGGCCGTTATTGATAACAACCTGAATAATCTGAGATAGCTTATAAGGATCGTCCTCAATACCATCTTCAAAATATTTAATAAGGTCACTAAACAAATAACGTCTGTCGTTTTCAGAGTGTCCTTCAAACGGATCGTATCCGACAACCGAAACAACATCATCACGAGCTTGAATTTCAGCCTTTGACCACTTTTGTTCTTTTTCATCTCGAACATCCAGAGCATTCTTATTCAATTCACCATTTGTAAGAACGGTTGCAAATGTCTGGAATTGATACTGCCGACACGAGAGAGCTCTGGCGTACATTCCTGGTTTGCAAGAGCCGGAGTTCTGAACAATAGAATCATAAAGACTGTTATAGAATGGAAAATCCAACATATGACAGAGAATCATACATGCTGTACGTTCACTCTCATATCGTTTCGTGTACTCATCGAATAATTCATTGACACATTCCTTACAAAGAGTAGAGAAACCACCTCGATTTTTAAATAATTGAGAAAAACTATTTTTATAAAAATGTCCAGTGGGAGTTTCATACGAGTGTTCACAACGAGTACATTCCCATTTTTCCTTGATAGGTATAGATGCCTCGACGGAATCTAGTACCTTTTTCTTTCTCGGCATCAATACACCTCCAATCAAAATCAAAATAAAAGCCGTAGAATGTGCGCACATCCTACGGCAGCAAATACACCCTCTAATGTGCTTGCGTAGCAGAGGTCGAGAGTGTTTCCTTCTGTTAAAGACCTATCATGATACGCATCGTTGAGAGGCTTAATAGGTTCTGTTCTTAAAAAGTGTCTCTCACATGGTACGCACTGAAAATAGGCGAGTGAGAGACTAAGCATCTATGTAAGCTTGCTATGTTTACGACATTTATGTCATGAACATACCTCGCCCTGCCGGCGAACCGGCATAATAATTAAAATAAACCTACCGCCAGAGGGAGTAGAAAACTGACGGCAGGCTTACAAAAGGGGAGATGCTGGGTGCAGGTGTGGGAGTCAAACCCACCCAAACACAGCTTATGAGGCTGGTTAGTACATCGGCACTATCACCTGCGTTATAAAACCTACCTTTTAGCCGGTGGTAGGGAACCGGTATAATATAGGCCCTCCGGGAAAAGGACTGGCGCGGTCTCAGAGATTCGAACTCTGGCATCGGGTTCACCGACCTAACGGTTTTCAGGACCGTTCTCTTCAACCACTTGAGTAAGACCGCACAATAACCCTACTTTCCTGTACAGCTACCTTTATATAAAGGTGTAGGGAATAGCCGTACAATCTTTGGTGAGCCAGGTTGGAGTCGAACCAACGATGTTTCTAATGTCACGGAGTTACAGTCCGCTATCTTCGCCACTGGATATACTGACCCATAATAAAACAAGCATCCATCAACCATCCGAGCTAGTTGAATTGTTCTCGTGTTGATAAAACGCTTGTTTTAGACTTTTAAAGCTTCGCATTAACGTAGCGAAACACGAATAGCTTATCATTTCGTTCCACAGAACTACTTTGCATCCAACCATCCGTAGATTAAGATTGGTCTAGGCGGTTGCAGCTATTGACCGCACAGCGTGGAGCCACCTGTAGGGATCAAACCTACGACATATGTGGTACGAACACATTATTCTATCTACTGAATTAAAGTGGCATGGAGCCAGTGACATGACTTGAACATGCGAAATCCATAAAGGCATCGGGATTACAAAACCCGCGTTCTACCAACTGAACTACACTGGCACAATAAGCTGGAGTAATCACCCCAGCCCATAGAAAAGGAGACAACAAATGATGTCCTAAGCAGACCTTGTGGTCGTACTTCTTTTTTAAGTCCACATTTATTGGTAGTGGATCACCGCTTTTAATTCAAACGCACGATGCGTGTTTTATCTTCATTCAGCCTTCCGAATTTATCCTGATAAACCAAAATAAATCCTTCTCGCTGAGATGGGGTTAATTTTCCATCTGCGTAATCCATTTTTGACGTTTCACAACAACAACCCTGCTCATAAATTACAGAATTACCGATATCATAGTGACCTGTTTTATGAGTGTGTGCCATCACGATATTGTCAAAGAAATAATCATTATCCTTGAAATACCGATATGCCTTTTCTGCCGTTTTCAACATACCGCTGGAATAAGCAAGTGGATGCACAAAAATTGTTTCACCAACAAAACTAAACCAAGTATCGTTATAAACGATCTCAATACCACTATCCTTGAAAACATCAATCAAAGGGTCGTAATGAACCTTAGTATAAAGCTCCTTGTTGTAATGGTTAAAACCATCAACAAAAATAAGCTCTAAAGATGTCTTTGGCATCAGTTCAAGCAAGTCGGTGTCCAGATTCTTAGCAAGATAATTCTGGAAGCGTAAGTCATGATTACCATAATTGACAACAACCTTCTTAGGCTGAAGCATCTCAATCAGGTCAATCATATACTGACGTGCAATCAGAATTTCCTCCATTGGACTCTTACGATACACTTTATTAAAGCGAGAAATGGCCTGCGCATCTACCAGATCTCCGTTTACCTGAAGAATATCAATCTTTCCAGCGTACTCACTAAAAGTCTCAATAGGCTTCTGGAATGGAATATGTAGGTCGGAAATAGACAGAATGCAGGTCCCTACAGCTCTATTAGATAAGGACTCCTGATACTGCATACCCGCACGGAATGCCTTAAAACGCTTGCGATATGCGCACTCACCAAAATTCTTACCCAATTCATCATTGAGCACTTTAGATGCGCCATCCCAAGTCAACTCTCTAGCCAGAACAGCATTCCCGATTCTTACAAAGAAGTCATCACTCGTTTCTTCTGGCCGTTTATTATAGCAACCCATTGGCATCAAGCCGGATCGCCCAGCAGCTCATCAGAAGTAGAAATATTGATGGTGACGCCCTCAATACCATCCCACTTTGCCAGAGCTTCCTTCAGATTAAAGACGTTCTCGCCGTCCTTGGTAATTTCGGTGATAGTGCCCTCGGCAGTATCAATAATAGCGTTCTTAAAAACAACACTCTTCTTAGCAACCATAATTCTATTCTCCCTTATATTTTATTTCAAAATTGAAGTATTTAACGATTGAACTGAATCATATCGGCCCACGTGCTAATCCAGCCACGATGGTTAGTATGTAACTCGCAAATTGCAGTTCGGTCATGCCCCCTAAAGTGTTCAAGATATGGGAGGAAACCACTGTTCTGTGGATTCTTATACAAATCGCACTGACCAGTATGTCCGATTACGACAAGCTTGCACGAATCCTTCAGTCTGGTAATGACCTTTAAAAGATCACTAAGATAGAAATTCTGCGTTTCATCGAGTAAAATGACCTTTTTGTCAAAGGTGATGCCGCGCATATATGTGTGAGTTGCACACTGAATATATGCACCGTATTTCTGACTTTCAGGGTTATCGTCAACAATCATTGCAACATTCGGATTTACGCCGATTGTTTCAAGTGCCTGATAGAGAGGCTCCATATACGGAGCGCTTTTCTGCTCTTGAGTACCAGGAAGATAACCTTGCTTCTCCTCTTGAGTTGGAGAAACAATATAAGCAATACCATTATATAGTCCATATTGGACAAGCAGATTTGCTACACCAACAGCAATTATAGTTTTGCCAGTACCAGCACGGGCGTTGCAGAAAACGACATCAATATCAGGATTCCAGATTGCGTCTCTAAACACCTTCTGTTCTGGATCGAGAGTCATACCATAAAAAGTAGGGTACTCATCCAGATTTTGCGGAATATCCTTTTTCTTACGCATTTCAGTCTTGTCAGAAGCCATATATTTACTCTCCCTTAATTGAACTCATCCACATCATCGCAAATCTTATCTACGATACCAAAGTTGACCTGCTCATTAGCATCCAGATACCAATCCTTAGCTTTATTCTTGGTCATGGTCTTCTTGTCAATAGTAGAGTGAGCCATAATATACTCACGCATCTTCACAACCTGCTTCTCATAGTAGTCCATAGCCATCTTAGACTGTTCAAAAGTACCCTGCGCACCGCCAGATCCACTGTGAATCAGCGCGGTAGAGTGAGGCAGAGCAAAACGTTTCTGACCGGACAGAAGCATCACAAGAGCAGCACTCATTGCAATACCTGCATTGATAGTCCAAACAGGAGTCTTACTCAGCGCAACAACATCAATAAAGCTGAACATAGCATCCAGCTCGCCACCGTAGCTATAAATAAACAGCTTGATAGGCTTACGCTGCTCAACAGGAGTATCCTTATCAATACGGTTGTACTGCAGAATCTTGCGCTCAATTTCAATCAGAGACTGGTCAATCTCAAAGTCAATAAAGAAGATGCGATCCTTCTCATCAACGTAGAAGTTCATCATCTCAGAAGAGGGGAGACCGCCACCATTCATCAGGTTGGTGATCTCTTCTGGCAGTTGAATTTCAAAGTCCAATAGTCTATACCTCGTTCTTTCAAAGATTAGTAACGTGCGTTACGCTGCATCTGCTTCAGCATCTCAGCAGCGGCAATATTAAAAGGAAGCAGCTCAAGATATCGAGCAGACTCTTCCAAATACCGCTTGTGACGGGTCTTCGCAATGCAAGCATGAGGGAAGACCTTTCGCACAGCCTTCGCTTCGGACTTAGTAATTTCAATCATTAGGTAAAACACCCTTTCAAAATAAAATAGGTAGGGAAGAGAGAATGCGTCCACGCTCTCTTTCCTACCACAACTATCCCGTAATATTTTTATGAAAATATGTGAAAATACAACGTACTTACGTCAAAATAATGTAAAAACACGTTATTTATAAATCAAACATTTTTCTATTTTGTATGGTTTTCTCAATGTTGATGCTTTTTGCGCACTTACGACAATATTTTTGCCTTCTGCCAGTCCGTACAACTTTTTTTCCGCAACATTCGCACCTGATATATGGCTTGCCACAATACTGGTTCCATTCAAGACCGATATTCTCAAAATCACTCACAAAAAGCTCCTGTGGCGAGTTTTCTTCAGCTATCAAAACATGGATATTCAGATTGTCAATTTTTTTCAAGCTGGCAAATCCAACATATCCAAGATTACGCAGCTCGCAAATCATCTCATTCTGTTTTTTAACATTTACAGAAACACTTGCCATTCTAAAGATATCTCGTGTATCTTCTGTCACCCAATAGCTATTTTTTTCATTTATAGCCACATGATATTTTGCAAGACACAATAGTGTCAGCATTAAACGTTGCATTGGCTTTCCATCAAGAGCCTGAATCTTCTCGATTTCAGCCTTCGTAATAATGATCCCATCAAGCTCAACAAGTTGCTTTCCTTTAGAAGAAGCGATAGCTTGCTGAATCAAATCCTCGTCAAGAACCCGGTTATATCCGTCCATGTGAGAGAGGAGAAAATCATCCAACTTCTCTTTAACCTGTTCTTTCTGATACCCATTAGAGAAATACAGCTTTGCAATGTAATGTAAAGCATGTCCTGCAGTTCTCCACGTTACATCTTCTCTTAGCAAATCTTCCGCATATTCACGCTCATTCAGCACCACTACCATCGACATCCTCCTTTTTATTCTCACTAATATCAACAACCACATCCTTATAATGCTCTCCGCAATACTCAATATCGCCGTCATCCTGCTTTACGAGAGTATGCACCTTGTTTTCGTTCTTCTCTAACAGTCTCTTGATAATCACATCAGGGAAGAGAGCCCATACAATAGATACGCTAGACGAGTTCTTTTTACACATATCTAAAAGGATATCACAGAGCACATTATCGTCTGAGCATTTTTCATGTAGATGACGAAGCATACTCTCGTTATACATCGCCAATTTCTCGGTACGATCTACGCCAGTCTCTTTGTTCTTCATTACGGAGTTATCAATGACAGAATTGCCACTAGCGTATTTTAAGTAATCTTTGTAGATTGGACGGATGCCATAATACTGAGAATTTTTATAAGTCTCGCCAGACTTTAGCGTATCATAGTCAAAAACGCGATGAGTTTTCAACTCGGCCATGTGTTTCTCCATCTCATCCTCGATAATCCAGCACAGCCGGTTCATTGTACAAGAATTCACTCCGACAGGCATCCGATACAGATAATACTGAATGACCACTTCATCATACTCATTCTTGACTTCCTTTTGCATGATTTCGTCCAGACCAGCGTAGCCCTCCCATTCAATGCGCTTACGCGCTGCAGCCACATATTTCTTGTAGTCTCGCATCTGAGAAGGATAAATATAACTCATAAAGTACGGCTTTCGATAAGCACAAATACGAGCCCAAAATTTTTTATCCTCGATAGTATCTGGGTTATCATCTTCGCTTGGGACGCAAGCTTTGTTGTCATACCAATATTTTGGCATAGGTACGCAGGAAATTCCCTTTATGCGATCAATCGTGTCCTGCTGGTATTTCTGACCAGAAATAATACGATATGTAAGTTCTTTATATTCTCTACTTTCTGGCTCAAATTTACTCTGTACATCAAACATCGTTGTAATACGATTAGTTACCTTGCCGATATCATCACCAAATCCATTGATATTAGAGTCAATGAAATCCTGCTCGGTTGGAACTTTCTTTTCACCTTTTTTCTGAGCACAAAGAATTACAGTCTCGTCTCTCCATTTATCAAGAAGGACTCTGTTATCTGTGCTAAAGATGAGATCACCATCCCAGTCCATTCCGTCGAGTGCTGCACATGTGTTATCAAACGCACTTACGATAGCTACCGTCTTCATGTAACGATACCAGTTCTTACATTCGTCACTCGAATTTAAATTCAAACACCGAATATTTGCCATTTGACTCATCGGTGCTCTGAAACAGGCTACCCGCTTAACATCTCGGTCGTTCCAGAATCGGCTGTAGACCTCGCCAGCTTTTAACAGTCCAGTGACTTCCATCTTAAACATGGATTGGCAAAGCGCATATGGGTCTCCGCTCGCTACTTGAAAATTCCCTCGTACCTTCACAACACCCGTTTTTGCCTGAGAGATTCGCTTTTTAATAAAGTATCGAATCCGATTCTGCACATAAGGGTCGTTAATCATTTCCGGCTCAATCATAAGAGCCTTAATGTAGTCATTTTCCAGACTGTTTATGTAATTCGGGTCATCGCGCATTCCACTACCACGCAAATACAGCAGCGCATCACGCCAATCACCGCCCATGACGCCCTTGATTTCGTCCAAAGTCGGCTTTACAAGCTCACGAATCTCATCATTCGTAAGCTGATAGCTTTGGATAAACTGATAATTCAGGTTGCGTTCTTCATCAAGTTCTAACTCACATGTCTTTGTTACAGAAAAATGGTAGTGATTTTCCTGACAATTCTCAAAGTAGTCCTCGCAACTATGGTAGCTATCCCATAACTTGAGCATCGACCCTGTGAGAATCACCTGTACGCGATTAACATCCTTGTAGTTCCCCCAAATATCGCGTACCATATTTTGCTTTGCTACCTTCTTAGCAAACTCACGAAAAGGAAAGGGGAACAACATACCTTTACAGAACGCATTCCGCACGCAGAAGCCAGACGCGGTGGATGGAAGCTTCAGGTCCTCACTCCACTGCTGTGCAAGGTCGTAGCTAATGAGTCCAAAACCGTCACTTGCGCACAGTTCACAATTCTGCTCGGCACTCTCTACCATTGTAGGTTCACCAGACACTCCATCATCCAGAACGATTACATGGTCTTTAAAATGCGTATAACAGTCATCAACAACAAGCACACCATCAGGGTCAGTAACCGGAATGGAAGCGGAGCAGGCGAGTGCCCGATATGCTTCCAGCTTTGCCGGAATAAACTCCATTCCTTTATTACGGCCATTATCAATTCGCTTGCGGATCTCTTCAACAAGACGGTCGCTCACAAATACAATCGTGCTATTCTTAACACCACCGGTAGTCCCAACCAGACGGCGATACGTAATTCCATTAATTTTGAACCCCTTGGAAGAACACGCCCGGCGGTAATCATTCTTCTTGTCAACCACCAAACACATATAATCCGGTTTGAACTGAACTGCGTCCAGCTCAGTGTATAATCTCCGAATCTCCCGGCGGTTCTCTAAGCAAGAGGGTTCATTCCGTAGCATCTTAATTCTACGCTTGATGCTCCGTGCCTTAGCCTCTGCATCTGTAACACCGTTCAACTCATCAATCCATCGTAGAACAGTGCTATCAGCCAGCGAGATAATCTCGTGATTTCGTCTGGCTTCATCTAATGGTAGAGTTAAATCCCATTTTGCTTTAACCAGACGCTTCGTATGGATCTTAAAAACAAACTTCTGGCAAGTTTGCTGCTTTGCCATTCGGCAGTCACCTCCGTATTCTTCTAAAGCGTATCCTGTATTGTATAGCTATAAAGAAAAAATATAAAATTAGGCTTTTACAGAGAGCAACTCTCGCTATCTTCCATAGCCTTGAGCCAAAGTCGTTCACGCTCCTGATAGAGCTCATCCAGCATATCATCAGCAGTTTCGTACTCGCTGCGTGTTAGGCTGGAACTATTCATGTCACACACAAGCTGCTTAATCTCTGCGTCAACATCCTCGTAAGTTCGCATCATTCATCACCCTCAATAGTCTTTAACCGTAATCGTCTGCTCGTCCATAATAGCACCACAGGCACCGCAGAACAGTGTACGGTCAATTCCAGTAGAATTATGACAACTGGAACACTCACAATACAGTGATTCTCCAAAATCCGCCTCATGTTCAATCCAATGAGCATGAACCACTCGACGGAACTCACCGCCAGCAGATATTTCTTTTTCAAGAATGCTCTTTGTGTATTGCATTGCCATATCGCACCATATACCACCAATAGACTTTGCATTACCTCTGACCCTAGGACGAGCGAGGGCACTATCGAGGACGCCAATCAATCGTGTTGCATTTACAAACTTATCCATCACTTAACCTCCTTAGCTACCAAACGAATCGTCTCATCAATCCATTCAAGCTGCGTCAGTAAAACGTCCACTGTATCAGCATCACTCTCGGAAATATTCAAATCCTTAATCTTATGTAAAGCCCATTCAAGGTTCGGGTAATAGTCAACCGTAACCTCCTTTACGCCAGTGCCCATCTCACCAGTCTTTGGATTCTTGCCAGCTGGCCGCTGCTCAACGATAACGAGATTTCTCTCATCGCAGTTTTTAATAATGTATTTACCAATCTGTACACGCATCTCTTAGCCCTCCTTAAATATTTCTAGCGGCCTCAAATGCGGCCACATCGTTCATGAAATCATTGATATGTAAATACTTGTCAGCCTTCCGCACAGTCTTAGGCTTGAACTCTCGGCACTTGCATCGCACCTCGTCACAAGTGGTAAAGCAGGGAATCTCGTACCGGCATTTCGCACACACATGCTTCTTGTGAAACTCCGGCAAGCGCCCAGCTGCTTGATAACTCTCATAAGTTACCTTTAAATCAATCCAGTAGGGGTTATCAAAGTTCATTGTATTCAACCTTCTTTCAAATCTCACCAATTAAATCATCAATATTAAGACCACAATCCAGCACATTGCTGCCAGCTTTCTTATTACTATTTTCTGCTATCTTGTCCGCCAACACCTTATCGACAATATCTGCTTCAAAATTCATAACGCATTCTACATTTACGTTATCACGAGCTGCCATTCTCGCATTCGCCTCAGCCACAAGTCGAGCCATAAGTTCTGCATCCGCAGACTCTTTATCCGCATCCTGCATAATTTGCGCATATTGTTCTTCAGTTAAACCGCTGCCAGCCAAGAAATTGTCAATATACAGTTTTTCGATAATCTTGCATCCATGGTCTTTTTGGTTCAAAGTAACCAGTAGCTGGTCGGTAGACTGACGAATTGTGTTGTCAACCATATCTGCCACCTGCTGGTTAGTCAACTTAACTTTTTTATATTCAAATTCCTTTCGGATTTTTCTTTCAATTTTATTATTGCCACCCCATGGCTTCTGCTCTTCCAGTCTCCGCTCAACATCTTCGTGTTCCTGAACTCTTGTTGCCACGATGACTTCCTTATTAAAGATCATTGAAGACAACAAGCCGTCACAGACAATCGTATTTAGCTTTGCCATCATCTGTACAGCAAGTTCTACATCTGCTGGGTCAATCTTTCCAAACCTGCGGGCAAATAGATTCATTGTTTTTGGTTCAACAACAATTCTATAAACCTTTTGAATGGTACTATACGTTTGCTCTTTTTCAAATTCCTCTCTAAGTTTTGGGTTCAGTTTACGATAGAAATCTCTCATCCGACCAGTTTGCCAAAGATCCCGTTCAGTTGCCGGAGTTCTACCATCAGACAATGTGTAATCTTTTAGTACCTCGGCCTTCAATCGCATGTATGTCAGATTCTGTTTATCAGTTAATGGGGTTATGACAGCACGGCCATCGACATAATCAATGAATGCCCTCGTCTCCTCATAGTCCAACGCATCATTTACCTTTAAACCATGCAGGGCACTATCTAGCCAAGTTTTCAGTTTGACACTTCCGACCATTTTCCGAAACGCCTCGGCAACAGCCTCATCATCTTCCGTCTCGGCATTTCGTCCCCACCATCTGTAATCACGCCCAACCATTCCACAGGTCTCCCAGATGTCTTTCTTCTCCCATAGCAGTTTAATGCCGTCACATGGTTGCGACTGACAAAGGGCGTTGAAGTGGTAGACGAGCAATTTCTGAATAAGGTCAATAAACTTTCTGTTACCACCAACTGGCTTTGCCGGAAGTATTTCATCCTCTGGCCGTATACTTTTTATAATGATTTGCCGACCAGCCTTCTTTAGGACCACGAATCTGTCCAGCTCTTCCAAGAATGCAGGACGACTATTTCCTGTAATTGGTTTGCCTTTATCGTCAAGAACTTCGAGACATCTTGCAAGTTCAGAAAAGTTCTTGAAAATCTGACCAGCAGATAATTTTGAAATCATATAAGGTGTTACTTCATATGCTTTAGCCATACATTACCTCCTGTTTTTGTACATCAAACCTGCATATATAGAATATGTAATATCAGTTTTGATGTACAAAATTCATAATTTGTTAATATTTAATTGTACTTTAAATTCTGTAAGGTTCTATCAACCCCAATTCTTCTCGCAAAATATCTTTTAATGGTTTACTCGACTTGAAGCTATGGAGCATAAGCGACATAGATTCAATTTGAGTAAACCTACGAGCGTCCTCAGACGCGAGATCCCTCTCCACGCCCTGTCTGGAAGACTGCTATAAATATCCACCACAGTCATTCAATCACTAACTCCTTTACCGTATCCTGTATTGTATAGCTATCTACACTCATTATACCATGAGAATGCCAAAAATTCAATAGCTATCTAATACAGGATACGAACATTCTTGGCGCCTATTATAATAAGGTATGTTTCTGGGAGGTATTGTTCTCTATGAAGGACATCCAGATGCTTTGTATGCTTTATATGTTCTGTGTAAGCTGCCAGAGGCTACAATCATGCTTCTTGTATGTCTTTGAAGTCTATGAGAGTGCTGTTCAGATGCCAGATCAGTCCATTTATGGTAACAGGGGAGTACAGATGGGTACAAATAGGTATTTTATGCTCCGAAGAATGGTCATTTTCGGTACATTTATAGTACACATCGGAAAAAACCGCATGGATCCTAGGTTTTTCAGACTTTTATTGAGTCAAAAAGGAACAAAATAGGGGATGAAAAGGTACAAATAAAAAGAAAAACTAGCCAAAATATAACGAAAATACGTTAAATTATAGCTAGTTACCGAATGAGCTACCGATTGAAAAATAGCGATTTTAAGCCATTTTTAGGTATTTTTGATGGAAAAGTGAGTGACTTGTTGGTGTATGTAGGAGAGGGTATAGGAGTGTATTTTTGGATATTTTTGTCAGGGAAAAGTGTACCCGGGGTAGGGTAGGAGAAGCGTTAAGAAATTATTTATTGACAGATTGGGAAGGATAAAAAGTAGCAGTGTTGGCTGCCAATAGGAAAGGTATTGGTGGAATTATTGGGAATTGTTTGGGATTAAAAATAAAATAATATGTAAAATATTACGATAAATCGTTATTTCTTGAGGATGAATGAGAAAGATGTACTGGTGGCTCGGCCTGCTGCCGGGAACGTCCAAAAAATGGAAAGTATCCCCTATCTGGTTCAGTGCTGGAAATGCTCATTTTCCGGCACTCATTCCTAGCACTTTACTAGGAATTTTTGGTGTAGATTCAATCCCTAGTATTTTACTATGATATCAACAAGTTGCAATTCCTAGCACTTTGATATGATATCTGATTTAATTCCTAGCAACTTGCTATGAATTGTTCGATATCAAAACGATATCAAATGTTGCACAGGCAACATAAAGTAAAGTAAAAATACTTTACACCTACTCTATTCCGCCTATATTGTAATAATATTATTATTCCATATCGCGCACGCGCACGCACCCATCCGGGACTCTAATAGGTACACAAAAATCCATTTGTTGCACACGCAACATTTTACGGTTTAACCGCTTGACTTTTACGGTTTAACCGGCTATAATAGTGCCATGCTCAAGGGCAACACCGGAAAGCGGAAAACATGATGGTTCTGGAAAACCGGAAAATTCCAGTTTCCACTTTTTGACGTTTTACTGTTTGAGCGGTTCAAAAAATAGGGCTTGACAAAACGGTTAAACCGTGATACAATACAGTCAAGCTCAAGGGCGAAAGCCCAAAAGCAAAACCCAAAACCCAATAGCACATTGACAAGTCAAGACTTCTGATTTTAGCCTGTTTGGTTTAACTCTTGTTTAATTACAAGAAAAATCATGCAACAAAAGTCAAGATTAGAAGTTTACCGTATCGGCAAACATTTACTTGTTTTGTCGGTTTGGTGCGACAAGTCACAAAAAAATCGTACCTTGAATTTTGATAACACTATCTTTGCAGTAGGGGCGGAAACGCATAACCAAAAGCAAGAAAAGCGCATATTGGCAAACAAGATGTTTTAGACGCAAGTCTTTCACTGGTCCCTAGGTGAACTATACCTAAGAGGATCAGCAAGGATGGTCAACAGTATGCACCTTGTATTAAAAGCGTACTGTACCAGAACACTAAACAGAGAAGAGGTGTATTCAAGTGTTCAAAGAAAAGCTCAAAGCCGTTCTTTTTGTAGCTCTTTTTACTATCGGTTTCATTCTCATTACAGCTGGTATGCTGGTTAGCTTTTGCGGGTTGGCATACATGGGATATGCGGTTGTTCTAACCGTCTACGGCGGTTGTTCACTTCTTGCAACAGCTCTTGTTGAGGACATTCTCAAGTAAGTCTATCCGGCAAAAGCCGTCACGTCAATACACAATAAGTATAACACAACAAAGGAGATAATACTATGTCTAACCTGTCTAACGTCTGTCTGTCTATCCGTAGCTCTAACAACAAGACTTCTACCGCAAGGGGCTATGCAAGTAACGGCAAAGCTCTTGTTAGCTTTACCAACAAGGGCGGTGTTAATACGCTCAAGGCATACCCTAAAGCCGATAAAGTGCCGTCTTATCTGTTGATGGACGAAAAAGAGTATACGGCATACGGCAACGCAATCAAGTACGTTTACAATTCCGCTTGCCACGTCAATGCAAGCACTACCAACAAAGAGGACGAAAGCATTATCAAAGTTTACACTACCGACTTCCATTCTTGCCTGTCTGATCTCGCAACTATCGTTTTTGGTGACACGTTCTCTATGCAAGAGTATCCCTCTTTTGGCACAGAAGTCCTTGCAATGGCAAAGACTTACCTTACCACCACTATGGATGGTGACGTTTCCCCGGCAAATCTTCCGATCAATCGTTTTGTCAAGACTCTTGAACCTATGCTTTTGAGCGTAGCAGCACATAGCGTTTTCCTGAAAGACTATGAGCGGGATTATAACCTTGCTTGCAAGCGTTGCAATTCTCGTATCAACAAGGCAACGGCACAGCTTGACAAGGCACAGGCAGAGTATGATAAGGCACTGTCTGAACTTAACAAGGCAAAAGAGCAGATTGTGAAAGACAAGAGCGACAACACCATCAAAGCGTCTACTAAGAAAGCCCACGAAAACAATCTTGACAAGGCGCAGAAAGAATTTGACGCAAAAAAGAGCGTCCTTGACACCATCAAGAACACTATCAACACCTGGACTATCAAGTTGGCCGATGCTCAGAAAACATTTGAACAGGCAAAAGCAGAGGATGAAAAGAAGTCTTAAAGTCAAACCCAAGAAGTTAGCTTAAACATACCAGAATGCAATACATAACACACCTGACGACTAGAGGTACAGGGGAAGAAGTAACCTCTACCAACGGCAAAATGCCGTCACAAGATACCATGAAAGAGGTGAAATATCTTGAAATCCTATCAGAATACGATGGGAGAAGTGCGTCAGAACACTTCTGGACATTCTATCATCTACAACGGCACAGAAGTCAAAGAGCTTGATCTTTACGGCACATTTGACGGCGTTGTGTTCGTCAGTCGTCCGTTTATCGCAATGAAAACAGGCTTTATGCCTATGTACGTCAAAACGTCTATGGGATGGACTTCTATCCATCCTTGCAAGATTGTTGACTTCCTTAAAGAAGCATACAAGGCAAAAAGTGTTTCCCTTTATGACTGGAATGCCTATCAGCAGAGCAAGAAAGAAAAGCGTCTTGCAATGGAAAAGGTCAAACAGCAGCAGAGTGAAACGACTTTTTTCAGAGCATCACAAGCTAATGCAGAGGGTTCTTTGCGCTATCATAAGAGCAAAAAACGTCTTGACGATCGCTACAATGAAGTAGGTAAAACAATTCAGAAAAAGCGTTCTCAGCGTGTCGTGTTTGGCTCTAGTGAATACGTCACAGTTTCCGGTTGGATCTACGGCAGAGAAGTCTTGATGAATAATCATAGCTTCCGCATGGATGAAAGAATGTCGTACTACATGGACGGCACTGGATGCTGTGCCCGTGATTTCGATAACAGAGATATGCGCCCTTTGAATGACGTATTCCCTGTGAAATCTGGCAAGAAAGCAAGGTGATAGTATGGCTATGAATCCCTTGTCAGAACGGCAGAACCATGCTATAATTGTACCACCAATGAAAAACAAAGGTGGTGCAATTGTGGCAAATCGTGATTATAAAAAAGAGTATCAGCAGAGCAAAGATAAGGCAAAATTGATTGGTCTGAAAGTTGATGCTGATTTCTTTGATGCTTTTACCGCTAAGGCAGAGCTGAACGGAACAAATAAAAATGCGATTCTGAAAGCCTGTGCAGAAGCATACACTTATGGCAATCTCATCATTGATGAGAATGGGAAACCTAAGATTGTAGGCTAATCCCATAATCCTAGCAACAACGTCTTGTGAATTTATCGCAAGGCGTTTTATTTATGCCCTATTTTGTATAATTATGCAAATAATATGCAAAATATGCAGAATGAAAACACGTCAGAAACCACATAAAAGAGGAGATTTATTATGGCAATTTTGGCTATTGAGTCGGCCCTTGATGTTGCCATAATGTTTGGTGACAAAGAACTGGCGGCAATCTACGCCGAAGCTCTTGAAGAGGCGGGCGTCCACTATGAAAGCCTTGCCAAGTGCTGGGCATGACGAAAGAAGCGCAAACAGTATGAAAATATTATTATAACCTTAACTATGATTGTAGTGTGGGCTGTGGTATAATAAGGGAAGAAAACCCTTAAAGAAAGGAGAAAAATCATCATGGATGCAAGAATGATTAGTTTTTGGGGTTGCGAAACTAACCCATGCGCAAACCCCGATACGGCAAATAATGGGGGTGGATACTCTCAGCCGTCCGGGGGCATCTTTGTTGCTCTCGAAAACGGGGATTACCTTACTGTCACTGTGGACGATATGTCTTGCGGCGATTTCGGCAGCCGAATCGGTTGGGATATCTACAGTTCAGATGGCCGCAGATGGGGCGGCTGTTACGGCACCATGGACGATGCTATGGTGGATAATGAATGGACGGAGAAATCTCTGGATTCCGTGTCTGGTGTGTACGGAATTGATGCCCGTGCAATGTTGTCGGATGCGATCCATGCGGTACATATTGCCGCATAACGATAACAGAATATTTCCGTCAAGAAGAGTCTTGTAAGTTAATTCTTACAAGGCTCTTTTTATATACAAAAGAAAGGATAGTCTATCATGAAAAGTCTCTTGATGCTCTTTGGTTACACCGCATATCAGGCGGGTTGTATTGCACCTATGATGTGGTTTCTCGTTCTGGGTGCCATCGCTGTGGGTGTGGCAGAATGGAAAGGATGGCTGAATTGATGTATCGTGATGTAAAGAATTTGCGATTCATCGGCACGGACGACTTTCACCGTGAAGTATTTATCGATAAGTTCGGCACAGTATGGAAATACACTGAACCCGGTAAAATGCCGCAAGAACGGCATGACAAACTTTACACTTCATCCAGCAACAGCATAGATGGAGAACCGGAAGAACCGATGGCAGATGACCTCGATTACAAGATTCTAATTACAAATGCAAAAGGAGAATGCAAGAAATGAAAAAAGAAGATCTTGTTGTTCTTGAGACTGGCAGCGCCTATACAGCACTGTTAAATAAGGCAAATTATTACACACCATACATTGTGGCGTGGCATTTTGACCCTGATTCTTACACATGGGATCAGGGTCATTATTTTGAATCTCTAAAAGATGCAAAGAAATTCTTTGCAGAGCAAGAGAAAGAAAACGCGAACTGTCGGTATTGTGAGAATATCGACTGTCCGCACCGTGACGCACTCAGACGTTTGCCCCGTGAAAAGGGTGGTTTGGGTCTTTGCAAGAACTCTGAGTAAAGGAGAATAAAAAGCATGAAAAGGTATGTCATGTATGAAGCTCTTGGAACGTGGTATATCACAACGGCAGAGAACCACAATCGCTATATTGAGGATGCACGGCAGATTCACAATCTTGGCCGTGATTTCGAGGAAGCAAAGGCCATTGTTAATTACAATTGGCACGGCTTTGATGATGTTGATATCATCAAGAAATAAAAGATATGTTTTAAGGAGGGCTTAACATGACCGCAAAACAGTATTGTCAGAGCCATCCGGTAACCGCTTATGATAGCAGCTACGGCAGATGTGGCGGTTTCCAGATTCATGGTGACGTTCAGTATGGCATTGATGATTATATCTATGCTCAGTCTGGCGTGCTCATTGAGGATGAAAAGTATCACAGTTATCATCATTTGAAGATTCACGAAACAATGTCCGGCAGATTTTATGTCAGATGTTTTGGTAAACGAATCTATCTTGATGAATGCATGAGAGTGTAAAGGAGAATACAAGATGAAAAAAGGTCAGTGGTTCATGAATGAGGAAACCGGTGTTATCACTAACATTCACCGGGAAGCTGTCGAGTGGTATCGGCAGGGAGTTGATGTTTCTATCTGGATTAATGGCGTGGTTGTGTGCCGTTGGGGTCACTAAGAAAGGAGAAAATGAAAATGAGAGCAAGTGTTGAAGTGTATGAGGATAATGCAGGCGGCATTTATGCGGCAGTCTTTGGTCAAGAAGGACTGAAAAATGTTCTCTCAGGTTTTGAGTACGGCGGAATGTCTACGTCAGAATTCTATGATGCCGCTATGTATGGATTTTATGATGCGGATGAGTATAACCTCTCGGAGCATAACGGAAGAACTCTCGACGAAGAATATACTTCGCTTGAGAGTTGTAATTTGATTGCAGAATTTTACAGCAATCGTGTTGTGAATTTGTATCCGGCAGATATGGGATGTGCCGGCATGAAATTATTTGGTTTGAAAGATAAGAAAGGAGATACATAAAATGAAACTTACTCAGAATAAGCTGTCTGTTATTCTGGCTACTGTTGTGGCTGGTGTTTCCATTCTGGCAAACTGTATAACCGCTAACGCAGCAGAGTCTGTGAAAACTCGCTTGCAGAATCGTTATGTCCTCGCTGGTAATGTGGAAGGAATCGAAGTATTCCGTAATGGAATCAAGACAATCCATGTGATCGATGAGAACGGCGAGGAGTGGTTATACTCCTACGCAAGCATGGAAGAAACCCCGGCAGACGGTCAGAAAGTGACCATGATTATGAACAGCAACGGAACAGAAACCATCTACGATGATACCATTGAGGATGTTCTGTGGGCACGGCCTGATGAAGTGAATGATTGATGTTCACAAAACAGTCATGAATAAACAACGTATCAACGCGCTAAAATGTGATGTTAATAAAATCTACATTTTAGTGCTTGACAAAATTAGTGGTATCCTGTATTATGTAGTTAGAAAAGGCAAGTCCGTCATAGGACTTTTATTTTTACCATATAGCTATATAATACAGGATACGATAGGAGGACTATAAAATGGAGCAGAGCTGGAAGCTTTGTGACGATATGGTTGTAAGTGACAATCTTCTGGATGGTATCACGTTTGAAGATCTGATCCTGACAGTGCATTGCAACTGTCCACAAATTACAGAACGGGCTGTAAAAAAAGAACTGAAAGAAATTCTTGCGATTCATATGCAAGATATGGAATTTTTACTCGAAAACAATATCAACAAGATAATTGAGTTAGCAAGTAAAAACAGAGAATAAGGAGATGTGAGTATGAAACGCAATAACTATAATTACGAGAATTTTCACTACACAAGTGATAGCTGCCTGATTCTTATGAGTGAGGTTCGTTATAAGAAAAATGATTTTGGGGAGATGGTTCTTGTACCGGAAGAAACAAAGGAAGAAGTGGTTTCGCCTACGTTTTACACGAACTATATTACAGCAATTCCGTTCTTTGATAATGATTTCTTTGGCCCTCATGCTTCTTGTGAAGCTAAATGGGATAGAACACCGGCAGGAGCTGTGCCTACTGTAATAACGACAATCAATGGCGCAGGTGACGAAAAGATTGTTGCAACATTTACATTCCTTAGCAAAAGTAATCTTTTGAATACTGCTGGTTGGCGTGAAAAGGAAATTGTCAAGAACGCAAAATACTTTCACATTGAAAAAGCTGATGGTGCAGATATGATTTATTTCTACACCGAAAGTGATGGCGATACGTCAGAGGGTATTTTTGACACTAAGAGATCTATTTGGAGGGGATAAACGATGACTGATGTTCAGAAAAAGATGTGGGATGCACTGGTTAAAATGTCTGGTGAGGACGTTGCAAGATTATTTGTAAATTGGTGTGGAGAACAAATTCTGGATGATGATTTCTATAAAAATATGATTGATGAGGGAGTGATTGAAAATGAAGAATGATTTTTACTGGAACAGGAACTATATGACTATTGCAAAAAGTATTAACGAAAAGCACCGTACAAAAATTATAATACATAAAAATTGGCAGTGGTATTTAGCTGGATTTGATTCATTGGAACAACTGCATTTCTTTGAAAACGTAGTTGGATTCAGAACTTGCTATCTTGGAATGGAAAATGGAATCGCAAGATTTTCTTTGAGTCATGAGTTTGAAGAAGAAAAATATTTCTGGAGATTGTCTGAACTTCCAGCTGGTGCAAAACCGATTAAAGCATTATGTAATGGTAGTATTGTTACTTGCTATTTTTTGAATGATGGGAAAATTATTCATTGGTATCGTCCGAATCCTAATGCAAGGAATGTTTATAAACCAATGACGTTGCAACAGCATATTAGGCATCATGAAGTGTTTGGTTCATATTGAAGAACAGGAAAATCAGGAAGGTGAAAACTTTGATTATTGATTCTATTCTTGACCGTAAGGACGGCAAACACTACAGTGCACATGATTTCTATAATGAGGTCAGGAAATATGAGCGTCTAGGTGTTGGTACGCACGGAGAAGATATTTCTATCGCGATGGACTACGGTGACAACCGTGATGTCCAACGTGTTCTGTATCAGTACATCCAGCGCAATGGTTATCCAGCAAATATTGAAGACTACATAAGAAGTCAAGTTTGGGTAGTGTGAGCAGCAAATGCTAGGTGATTAGCGGTACTAGGGAAGACATAACCGCTACCAGAATGCGAAAGCATAAAAATATAAAAAAGGAGTGTTTGTTTATGAAAAGATTGGATATAACTGTGAACTGTATGGCGGTTTACAATAGCTTTATTGATGTCCCCGATGATATGGATATTGATGAAGCTATTAAATATGCAAAAGAACATCTTTCCGATGTTCCTATTCCTGAAGGTCTTGAATGGGTTCCTGATAGTGACGTATTAGATGAAGAGAACTGTGAGTTTGAAAAGATGGAATAATTAAAATCATGCTTTTATGAGGTGAACATAATGCTTGTTTACGATCATTTGAAATGCCCGTTTTGTGGCACACTAAATAAGTTTACTCGTGGCAATGGTAGAGAACTTGATAAGTTCAAATGTTTTTATTGCCATAGTTGGTTTGAAAAACAAAATGACAATGAATATATTGCCGTGAATGACAGAAATGAAACAAAAGCAGCAGGAAAGAATTTTATTTATACTCCTGAGTCGTGTGGTGTTGTTCTTGCAGTGAAGATTGAAGGTAACAAAGAAAAACTTCCTGTGGCAACGCTTTCTTTTGCTTTTGGCGGAACTTATAAAACAACATGGTGTCAGAGTACGCTTGACAGATTCAAGAAAGGAATCAATTCGTACACATTGTTCTTTGATGAGCGACCAACAAAAGAGGATTGTTTTGAAGATTACTGTATTAAGGAGTGATAAAAATGTATTCGGAAAAGGAATTTATTGAAGCGTTTTGCTGGATGTATGGTGTGTCTAAAGCGGAAGCCGATAAAGCATATATGACCAGTAGTGAAAAGCACATTGAAACAATCATCGATTGTTATAAATCGAATTGTAAGAAGGCATTTTACGAAGATTGAGGTGATAACATGACTGAAAAAGACAAGCGTGTTTTAAAATATGCGATCGATAACTTGATTGCAAGAGAAAATAATTTGTGCGAAGGATTTTGTAAAAACAATCCCACACACAGAGCGGAACGTGAGCGTGATAGGGATTTTATTATCATTGGTATTCGTAATGTTTTGTGTGAAGTTGAACGCCTTGAAGAACAAGAGAAAAAGATGCTGGAGAAAGCCAAACATGAAGTGGTTCGGTTTTGATTGAGGTGATAGAAATGGATACTAACATAAACCATCTTAACAGTAGAAAAGAATACATGGAGCTTGTTTATCACAATTCTAGTCCGTTTGATTTTTGGGAAGAAGTGCGAAAATTTCACAAGGAACGTGAGCAGGAGGAAAAAGAACATGACCAACATTGAAAAGAATATTATTCTCGCAGCTCTTTCTTCTTATCGGCGCAAGCTGATGGATCAGAGTGTTTCATTCCTTAGAGCTGGCAATCACGAAGATGCAAAGCAGTCAACGATGGAAGCGGCTAACGTGAATGCGTTGGTGATTAAATTTACAAAAGAAAAGGAGCTTGCAATATGAGAAACCTGTCTAAGCAGAACCGTAAGAAAATTTTTGATTTGATCAAACGCGATTGCACATTTGTTGGCTCTTACGATTTGGAACATTCTGAAGAAAGTGTTTTGACTTATCTCCCGAAGCCCGGCACACAGATTCACAAAGATGTTGAAGAGGTTCGTGTCATAAAGAACCGCAAGACTGGAAACTGGGTTGAATCCGTTGTTGATGTGCGTTGGTATTACGGTATGACTTGCGCTGATGCAGAGATGATTGAACGCAAATATCAGTGCAAATCTAACAAGTGAGGGTGTGGAATATGAATAGCGAAAATAAGATTGTTGTGATCAGTTGGAATGGGAAGTCTTGGGAAATGACACCTGAACAGATTGAGGCGGCATACCGCTACAAGGAACGTCAGTATCGCATTGATGATGCTTATAATCAGCTCGAACTTAATGCAGACTGGATTGAAGAAAAATATGGCTATTCATACAATGAAATTATTGAGTTTTCGGAAGAGTTAGCTGAACGATTTCAGGATGATTTTGATTGCAATGAATCAGAAAATGACGCATGGATTGACCGTATCACAGAAATGTTTAACGCATATGGCAGAAAGGAAAATAACAATGACTGATCCTTGCCGTTATTGCGTGGCACCGGAGCGTTATCCTGGTTGCCACGACCATTGTGAGAAACTGAAAGCCCATCGTGAAAGTGACGAGTATAAGAAGCTGTGCGAATATAAGAATACATACCTAAAAAGCCATTCGACAGCAAGCTCTTCTCAGATTAACAAAGCGATGCGGTATTTCAAATATAAAGGTTATAGCCTTTATGGATTTAAGAATGTTGGGAGTGTTTGATATGAGAGAAAGATACGATGAAATATTAGAGGGCTATACCATACTTGAAGATGAATTAAAAGAAGAATCGGAATTTGATCGGTTGATGGAGAGTTCGTATCAAAAGTGGCTTGATACACTTGATGAAAGAGTAAGCGATTCATTAAGAATAATGGATATGGAGGTTTAATAAAAATGAGAGAATTTGAAGGTTTTATTTTTCCTAACGGAAGAATTGTAGCGATTCCTGAAGAGGAATATATGGCAGCTATCGAAGCAGGTAAAGAAATTCTTGTGTTCTGTGGTGGATGGGCTGGTGGATACGCTAGAGCGTTTGGAGCAGATAAGGAACAGGATATTTATGAGCCTGATAAAACGTGTTACATGGTCTATTCGTATGATGTCATGGATAAGACCTTTACGCCAGAAGATATGAAGCGGTTCGCTAAAGTGATTGTCACAGATGGTATCCGTGTGTACATGAAAACAGGTGAGTCGGCCAGTGATTATTATTCTGGAACCTTCTGTGACTGTGGTACGAAAGACCGGCTCGAAGAACATTACCCTGACACTTGTAGTAACGATATTGAACAATACGATTTCAGTGATTGTCAGACAGTTGATTTTGATATGACGGTTCGTATGCTAGGTGCCGATGATAAAGATTACGAAGGTATGGTAAAGATGCTCAAGGGGATTTTGAGGTGATAAAATGTGGGTTTTAGCTAAATGCCAATATTCAGATGATAACAAGATTGGATATGCTGTGTTTTACGATATTGATAAGCTTGGGTGTGTAACACTTATGTTCAAAATATATGAAGATACAAATTCTATTGAGTTCTTTTATTGTCTATTAGAAGTGAGCACTCGGCTAGAAAAGAAAACGTGTGAGAATATCTTAAAAGCCTATTTGAAAGAGAAAGGGATTTTTGTAGAGGATTAACCATGTGGGATTTAGTTGAAAATGAATATTCTAAAAAATATGGAATTGGGTGCGCAACCTTTTTTCGTGACAAACAATTAAAAACAGCAATGGTTATGTATAAATATAATGGCCGTAGCGTTATGTTTTGCTATTCCGAGTACGATAATAAGATTCTATCTGACGGTGATAAAGACGAAATTGAGACGACAATCAAAAAGAAACTCAACTTTTGGAAGGATTAACTATGTGGGATTTAATTAAAGATGAATACTCTGAAGAATATAAAATCGGAAGAGCAAAATTCAAGAACAAACAGGTCATTACTTCACAATCATGTATATGGTATTTAGTTTTTATATTTCTTTTTATTATCCAGAGTATTCTTTCTTTTTTGTTCTTCCTACCGCAAAAGATAAAGAAGAAATGAAAGAAATTATTATTTTAAGACATTCTAAAACTTTGGAGGATTAACTATGTGGGATCTGAGGGAAGTCCACGCTTGTTTTGATGGTGAAAGTTGGGTTTGGAACGGATCTTTCCATCACAAGGATGTATTTGTAGATGAGAACGAAAACCCGAGAGAAATCTTCTGGAAAGAATGTCAGATGTTCTTTCTTCAAGATTATCTTAACAAGTGCGAAATTGTGGATGACGGCGATATTCTAGAGCTTCAGTTGAAGGATTCTGGCGAGCCGGTTCTTGCTATGATTATGGAAGAGTAAAGGAGAATGAATTATGAAAATCGAATCTAAGTATGAAGATATTCTGGAATCTCTTGAATGGGGGATTGTTGGAGAAGATTTAAAAACGATTGATATTGAAAGTTGGTCTCCGGCTGGTGAGAATATTATTCTCACATTAAACACAAATGACATTCCCGGCAGCGCGATGAGCGAATATGAGAATTTCGATGTCGATGATCACGCAGCTGAACTAATTGCAAATCGTGGTGAGAATGGTATCCCAGATTCTGTTTGGGTAATTGCTGAAGACGCATATAAGATTCGAGATATGCTTAAAGAATTGGCATACGCACTTTTATCTGCTGAGTAAAGGAAAATGAGTTATGACGCGGTTTTATCTTAATGCGGGTGCTCTTGACCGTTGGATGCACCAGAATAAAGCACAATACACTGGTGCTTATGTTGAAGGTGTTTTAGTCGATAGCTTTGTTGTTGAAACAAAGCGTGGTGTTGCAGCCATCTATGAACACGCTCTGAATGAGTGGACAAGCAACTATTATGTTGAGTTCACCGATTATAAGAACGGTTTTAAGAATGGCGAAGTCGATAAGATTTGGTCTGATTGGTACGCTTTTGAAGAAAAGGCTAGTGCATAAGAGGTAAATGGATATGAATTTACTTACGTTTCTTTCTTTGATCACTGATGGTACAAGCGTAGCTCTTTGGGATGACTACAATGAGCAAAAAATCAAGGATTATTGTAAGCGAGACCAGATTTCAATTTCAGAAGCCAGTCGATACGAAGTATCGTTTTTTACGGCAGATGAAGAAAGTATGATTACGATTTTTGTGCATTAAAAAGATTGATAAAAGGGAGATTTTAGATATGGAAAAACTGTATTGCTACGATAATGAAATCATAAAATGGACTTACGGCGATAACCTGTATTGCTTGCATATTCAGCACGACGACGTTGCAGACAATAACCCTCGTTGGTGGGACGACCACGATTCCGTGATGGCTTGTTTCCATCCTCGTTACCGTCTTGGTGATAAGGTCGATGCAAGCACACCGGAAGAGTTTTGGAACAATCTTGTTTACGAGATGTGCGAGCCAGAAGAAATTATCAATGCACTTATTAACAAGAAAACCATTGATGTAATTGCAGAAAAGAGTATTCGTGATGATACATACTATCTTTCTGTTCTTACTGATGATGGAGAATATACTCATTTTTGTCAGGGTTTGAAGGAGAATGAAATCCCAGTATATGCTGAGGGAGAATTATCCATTAAGGATTGTCAAATTCTTCTTGATACGTATATCGTATGGCTTCCACTCTGGTTACATGACCACTCTAGCCTATCTATGGATTGTGATACACGATTCAGAGGTTCGTGGGACGATAGCAATGTTGGTTGGATTGTTACAAAAGTTCCTAGCGGTTCTGATGTTTACAAAACAGAAGCGGAACGAATCATGCGTGATGAGGTTAAGACCTATAGTGATTATCTTTCCGGTGAGAATTACGGCTATACGCTTTACAAAGAGGAACACGGAGAGTGGAAAGAAATTGATAGAGCATTCGGATTTATCGGTTCCGATGTGCTTGAAAATGGTATCACATACAGCGCTGGTTGTGGCCTTGAAAAGGCATTAAAGGAAGATCGGTGCCGTATCGGTGATGCAGAGAAGGTTGTAACCATTACTTACAATTTTGATAAATGTTGAATTTTAGGAGGAAATACAATGGATGATAATACGATGGAACGTCAGATTGCTGATTATATGGTGAAACATGGTACTGAAAATACGGATTATGGCACATGGGTGTTTGAGGTCGATGAACTGGCGAAAAAGTTCAATATTACAGAGAAATGGATTCAGGAACATGAAGACGGTATTATGTCTGAGCTGTATCTCAGAGAAGAAGTAGCTGACGTTGAACGTGAATTAAGCGGCAATGATATGACTATCACGCTTTTTGATGTGGATTTCTACACCGACTATTGCCCTAACTACATTGAAGACGAACAGGAAAAAGATGATGGTGTAGATCAATATTGGTTTGCACCAACGTGTTGGTGTACTGATGATGTTATCGATGCAGCAAAACGGAACGGGATTGTGTTGACTCCGCAACAGGCTGAACAGTGGTGGCAGAAGAACGAAAAGTGGTTCAAGGATACTCTTACTGAATGCGGTAATGAGATTCTTTTCAATGCGAATTTTAGTGAGGTGTAAAAGGAGAGTTTTATTATGAAATATGACACTCAAGCGATGGCCGAGGTCCTTTGTAAAACAGCAGGCGTTGAATATAGCTCTGATTTGGAAAAATTGCTGTACCATTTAGATGTTCAAGCACAAAATCCTTACAATGCAGATTTTCGGCGTACAGGTTTGGCTATCATTGCAAAAGTGTGTGAGGAGTTGGAAAAACGATAATGTATTACCATCTTGAATACTCTGTCAGACACTTTATGTGCGGCGATACATATAGAGGGCATGAAATCTATCCTACAAAAGAGCTGCGTGATGCAGAGCTTGACTGGATGAAAACGTGTTACAGCAAGCCGACAGAGCTTGTCTATACAACGTATGAAACAGAAACACTTAATGAAGATAAGATAATAATATAATGAGGAATTAAGGGAGTGAGAGTTATGATTATCCAGAATTGCGGATGGGATCATTCAGTGGGCGAAGTTAAGGAAGCTCTTGATACACTTTCATATTGGTTAAGAGAAGGTGTGACAGTTGGGATTTTTAATGAAGAAACCAACAAATGTGAGTTACTAAAACCTTTTGATTCAGAAAAAGCTTTTATTTTGGGGGTATTAACTTATGACGGCACGTGAGATTGCAGAAGATTTTATTTCTAAGATGAATCCATCTAGATGGGCTGGTGTTGGTCAAAAGCCTGATAATTTTGACACTAGAATTAAAACATACACCATTGATGGTTTTTATGAATATGAGCTTGATGTTTCATATGATGAAGATGAGCTTGGTTACGTTGTTATGCTTGAAATAAGATGGGCAGACGATGGAGAGTTAATTTACGTTCTTGACACTCAAAGGGTTAATTCTGAAGATGCAATCGAATACTCAATAAATTCTCTTATTGATAATCTTTAATAGAATAATATAAAGGAGAATGAATATGACAAAATTTGAGAAACAGACGGTTATTAACGCATTGCATTTTTATAGCGAATATTGTTGCAACCACAGTGAAAAATCTGCGAATATGATAGCACAGAAATGTACGGCTGAAGGATTGCTTTATATGTTTCAATCTATTCTGGATGAAAAGGCAGGAAGTGTAAAAATCTAAATAGAATCGAGGTTTTAAAAATGTGGACTTTTAATAGGATTTATCTTCGGGAAAGTTGTATTTTGCTTGTTGAGGAGGACGGAGAAAAGAGTGCAATCACAACAAGTGCATATGACTTAATAAGAATGTACAATAACGGCGAGAGTGAATGTCCTAGTGATAACGCAAAGGTTATTTATTGCTCGATTTTTAATGTAAAAATGAAATGTAAAACGTTCAAAGAACTTATGGATATGCTTGAGAAAATTGTAGCTGATTGTTGTTGAGGTTTTAGATATGAAAAATAAAGCAGTGGTTGTTGTTTATGACGATACGATGTGTAATGGTCCTTACCGTGTAGAGCACAAAACAATGGAAGATGCAGTAGAGTCTGTTAATAATGATTTTGAAAGTCTGATGAAAGAACTGCGAGATGAAGGCTATGAACCTGAATGGATTCGTGACGGTCATCATATGCTTGAGGTTTATGTTCCGAATACGTCTATTAACGCATGGTGGGATTTTGAGTAAGGAGATTTAAAAATGGATATCAACGAAATCAAAATGTTTGAGCAGAAGATGATTGATAGTGCATTTATTGATGCTGTTGATTATGATCCAAAGGTGGCTGCACAAGCTGTGGGAGCACGTAAGATGAAAATGAAGGGCGTGTGTTCTTTTAACGAATACATTAGTTATTTGCAGACAATTACAGGCAATGCAAAGTTGTTCTGGAAGTATCAGTTTTGAGGTGACGATTATGAGTGAATTTGAAAATCATGTTTTTGATGTTTGGAATCGCTTTGTAAGAAATATGCCTTGCTGTCCAGAAGATGGTTGTGATCGTTGGTGTGATGGTGAGAATATTCTATGCAAAACATATGAAGATGCACAGAAGGTCGCTGATTATATTGATGAAAAGGCTGGAGCGTCAGTATCTGCTACTGGTTTTTATGACCCAGAAGAAGATAAACGAATGGGGTGTGTAGACAAGTACACCGGTTGGTATTACGTCACGATTTGATAAAACAGTTCTTCTAGGAGGGAAGATAAAATGAATGAAAAGCAATTTGCAATTGATACACCTATCGGAAAGATTATCGCAGAAGGCATTACAGAGCCATATCCTGAGATTGTGATTTACCTTAAAAGAAATGATGGCGAAACAATTAACTTGTCTAGTATCAATTACGAAAGTGGTGGTGATATTGAAAATTATCTTTGGATGGATGTGTTCAGTGATGAGTACACGAATCATAAGAGCTGGCCGTTTGAAGATTTGACCGCAGATTTTTCTTAATAAATATAAAGGAGTAAAACAAAATGACTACCAACAATCCTATGACCGTAATAACCTCAAAGTCCTTTGGCGCACTGAATGTGGATGTGTACCAGAATGACAAGCACCAGTATTACATGACTCGTGAACAGATTGGTGCGGCGCTAGAGTACAATAATCCTAATAAGGCAATTCAAAACATCCATGTTAAGAATACGGATCGTCTTGACCCTCTTTCAACATTCCTCAAACTGAGGAAAGTTGAGGGCGGAATCACGAAGGAACGTGAATATATTGTTTACAGTTTGCGTGGTGTTATGGAAATCTGCCGTCTGTCACGTCAGCCGAAAGCAGATGCGTTCATGGATTTCTGCTGGGACATTATGGAATCTCTGATGCGTGGTGATTCTGTTTTGGCTACTCCTAAGATGGATGCTGCACTGAGCAAAGAATTCATTGATGTAAGACTTCACGCTCTGTTTGATAGTATGAAGGACCTTCAGAACGAACTTAATTCCACCCGTAAGGATCTCAGTGAACAGATTGAGGAGGCTCGCGCCACCAGCAATGAAGCGCTGAATGTGATTAGCAGCGTATCTCAGTGTGTCCATCAGATTAAGGACAAACAGATGGATGATGCGATTCGTTCTACTAGAAACTTCACTCCTCGTAAGGATGTGATGAGTGACTGGCGTAAGAAGATGTATGAACGTATCAATGTGATTGCCGCAATCAATGAAATGAAGGTTCAGGATGTGTTCCGTGATATTTACGAATATATGAATCGTGTCTATACCTTCGTTATTGAGGAAGAGCGCAGAAAGTATTGTGCAAGAACCGGTCGCACTGGTCACATTCCTACGATTGATGTGGTTGAAGCAAGTACGATGTATAAGTCCATCTTTGGTGCCTTGGTTGAAGATTCGTATACTGAAGCAATCAATAAGAAGAAGGAAGAGACCGCTGATCAGAAAGCTCTGCCTGAAGCTAAGGCTGTTGAAGCAGCTCCTGAAGTGGATGTTTGTGTTGCTCCTGTGATTGATGTAGAAGCCAAGGAAGTTGAACCTGAGCCGGTTGTAGAGGAGAAGCCTAAGAAGCAGACTGAGACGGCAAAGATTCTTTTCCCTATTATGCTTCCTCTGGCAGAAAAGCTTGGTGATAAGCCGCAGTACAAGCACACTTACACTCTGATTTATGAGCGTATTGGCTATAAGAAAATGAATAATTTGTTTGTGGCTTACGAAAAGGCACACGGTAAGGCACCTCATCCGAAAACTAAGGTGTTTATCGAAAATGAAAAGAGCCTCGCGCTGTTTAAGAAGACTGTAAAGCAGCTGATGAAGGAACAGGAGAATAAGTAAATGTATGTAATATCGAATGGTCACAACTACATTATGAAACGGAAGGGAGGTCGAATCTGCGCCACCTGTGATATCAATCTGGCATTACAGTTTGAATCCAAGGGACTGGCGATTTGTGAAATCAACAAACTTCCCGCCGGGTATAAGAACGGGCGCTACGCACCGAAGTCTATGGATGAAGCTACCATCGCAGGCAAGAGTCCAAATATAACGGCTCCGGCTGTAAAGCCAAATACATACGCATTTCACATGGAAGATTCTGAATGGCTGGCGGAACTTAAAAAGAATTTGGTTATCACAGATAAAACTATGTGTAATCTGAAAGAGATGTATTCAAAAGTGTACGGTGATTTGACTGCTGCAAGTGATGAGATTGATGATCTTGAGCACGCTATTGAGTTCAAAACTGTGAATGCAGCACAAGGTTATCAGCTTATGGCAGAACTCAAAAGAGCTCGCCGGAAGCGTAGAGAAGCTAAGGACGCAAAGCTTTTGCTTGAGATCGTTATGAATACAGAAACCAGAGAATGGGGAGATGGCAAGCTAGAGACTGCTATTGAGCAGCTTGGTACTCGTCAATTTACTCCGAAGGTTCGTAATGATCTATTTGAAAAGAATTGAGGTACATAAAAAATGAAGGTCTATGTTTTACACGAATGCATTGATTCCAGTGACTTTTACGCAGAAGATAATGTGATTATGGTCACAAAGGATAGAGTCAAAGCAATTGATAAAATGGTATTCCTGTTTAATGAAAGCAAGAATGACCTACAGCCTGTAAGTAATGACGAGACATGGTGCGAAGCTGCGGAAGCATCTGTTGTTTGTAGTGGTGAAAGTTATTATCGTCACCACTGGAAGATTGATGAATTCGAGGTGTAAGGTATGCCTACTATCAGAGGAAACGGACACTGTAAGGTTTGTGGTGCGCCGGCTGCTATAAATCATGAGTATTGTGATCATTGCCGCAGGATAGTAAGAATCGAAGCGCGACAGGCTTATGAAAGAAAGAGACGAGAACAGGAACGAAGCAAAAAGCCAATCTTGACATTCAGCGATGTTATTAAACTTGCGGATGCCGAGGGATTGTCTTACGGAAAATACTGTTTAAAGTATGGGATTTGAGGTGAATGTGATGAGTGCAGTTGTTGAAAGAAAAGAAGAACAGATATCTAAATTGGTCTATTTTAATCCTAAACCTTCCGTTCCGGCGAAAAAGCGTGGTGTTACAAAAAGTAAGCAGAAGCGTAAGCGTAATATTTCTCCAATTAGAAGCTTGGATGATGTTCAAATGATTTCGGAATACTTCTGGGATAAAAAGCAATATCGCAATTGGTGTCTATTTAATGTCGGCATTGCAACTGGGTTGCGTGCTAGTGACTTGCTTAAATTGAAAGTTTCTGATATGTCTTACTGTCTTTATAATGGAAAAATTGAGGTGGTTGAGGACGCAGGAACTTGCATCGTCGAAGAAAAGACTTCCAAATATCGTGAAATCATTCTTACTCCAGAAGCGAGAGACATCGTTGAAACGTACATTAAGATTGCAAATCTTGGATATGACGATTGGATGTTTCCGTCTCGGCAGGGGAGTTGGAAAAAGTCGTTGAGGACAAATGGTGGAGATGGGAAAACTGGTATTCCTCATATTGCAGAACCCAAAAAAGCCGGTGATCCTATTGATGTTGATTCTTTTGCTCGTATCCTTCGTAATGCTGGTAGAGATTTGAATCTTAATTATAAGATTGCGTCTCATTCTTGCCGTAAGACATTTGGTTATCGTGAGATGTGTCTTAATAAGGATGATAACCAGGCATTGTCTTGGATTCAGGGTCAGTTGAATCATAGTAGTCAGGATATTACATTACGGTACGTTGGTTTTGATGAGGATAAGGCAAAAGAATATTATAAGAAGACTTTTTATGGTGTGAATACACACAGCTTGGAAGACTGAGGTGTATGATGGCTGATACTTATATTAAGATCTGGGATACCTACGAGAGCTACTTTGAACCCCTTAGTGCTGCTGAGGTGGGGCGTCTGGTACTGGCGATGATGAAATACAAATCGTCTGGAACAGAGCCTGAACTCAACGGAAATGAGCGGTATGTGTGGCCCGCCGTGAAGAGAGATTTAGATAAAGATGCCGAATACATCGAAGGCAAGAGAATTTCTGGCAAAGCTGGTGGCTCATCAAGCAAGCGTAAGCAAAATGAAGCAAACGCAAGCAAAACCAAGCTAGAAAAAGAGAAAGAAAAAGATAAGATATCGTCTTCGTCTTGTGATGAGACGACAACGACGAAACCTATCGAGGATGTTTTTCGAGAGAATATCGGGAAGCTTGGTGCTACTGGTCGAAAGGCTTTAGCAGAATATGTTGAGCGCATGGGTGATGAACTTGTACTTGCTGTGATTGGTAAGTGTTCTGATCTCGGCGGTAGCACATGGGCTTATGTGCGAAAAGCTCTGGATGAAGCAGAATCTCTTGGTTGCAAGACTGCTGATGACTATCGCCGGGCTTGTCCGATAGGGAGTGGTCGTAATCTTAGAGTTGACAGAAAAGAATTCAGTGGCAACGATATCCTGAAAAACGCAACGAAACGTCGTCCACTAGTAAAAAGAGAGCTGGAAACAGCATAAATGGAGGCTTGAATTATGGGACTGTTACTTGGTTTGGGTTTACTTGGCGCAGCATTTGCGATTGATGGAGCAAAGCAAGCACCGTTTGATAAGGCGTATCGCCGTCTGGAAAACGAATGGGGGACTTGTACATCGGAAGAGAGTAAGCGGTGTGATGCTCTGAAGTATGCCGTGCAGAACGGTTTATGTTTCGAGGATGAAAAGAAGCCTGTGATTGAGTGGCAGAAGCTGAGAGACCTTCAGTGGAAGTATCAGCTGGCTGGTATTTCTTGGCCGAGAGAATCTGCGATTCGAGATGTATGCCGGTTGGCAGCTCGTGACCGTGGATTTGAGTATAAAGGGTATCTGCGAAATACATTGACATTTGGTTACATCACTGATCCGAAAAATATTTGCAAGCTTGGCATCGTGGATTGAGAGGAGATTTGAAAATGAACAACACTCGTAGAAAAGCTATTAAGCAGACTATTGATCGTTTCCGTTCCATCCGTAAGAAGCTGGAAGAACTTGTATCTGAGGTCGAAAGTGTAAAATCCGATGTTGAGGATATCCAGTGGGAAGAAGAAGAGTATCGTGACAATATGCCGGAAAACCTGCAGGGAAGTGAACGATACGATAAGGCAGATAATGCTTGCACGAATCTGTCTGATGCTGTGGATGCTCTGGATGATATGATTGGTGCTCTGGATTTTGACTTTGGTGATGTGACCACATCTCTGGAGGAAGCGATGGAATGATTAAGGCCACAAATCCATTAAAGAGAAGTGCATGGGCTGTGTTCTTGTATAGAGGCAGGCAAGTTTGCTCATATCTTTTGCGTAATAGTAATCTTGGGGACAAGGAACGAATGGTAGAACTGCTGGCACGAAGGTACATGACAGAGCCTGAGAATATTGTTGTAGATATTGAATTTAGAGATTGAGGTGATAGAGAATGACCGCATTTGTAATGTTTGCTTTTAATGTAGCGCTGATAATAACAGTGAATAATAGTCCGTTTGCATTTTGATTGAGAGGTGTGAATATGGGTCAGCTAACAGAAATTTATAATCGTCTCGGAGAAGAGTTTGATAAAGCATCACGGGAACACTTTGATGCTGCGCTTAATGGTAAAAAGAATGGAAATAGGATTTATTATCATGGTAAGATGCACGGTATTTATATTGCAATAAAAATTGTAGAAGAAATACTTAATAACGCAAGAGAAGAATGTCTCAAAGAGGATTTTGATAAAACCTAAATTCTTTGGAGGAAAAACTAAATGATTATTACTATGTATCGAAGAAAATGGAAATTCTCGGTAATGAACGCAGAAGATGCAGAAAACTTTATCCGACAGCCACATTTTGAACGAATTCGGTTCATCTCAATCACTGAAGCTAATGGTTATCATATTGATTTTCATAAGTGTAAGGGCAATATTACTTTTCTACCGCTGAAGTTTGATGATTGCACTACTGATTTAGAAGGCACCTGTATCACTGATGTTCAAGCTAAGAATATCGTGAATTTTGTTCTGGACAACCATGAGGAAGATAAGACAGATTGGTTCTGTGTGAATTGTGGTGCTGGTAAATCAAGATCTGCAGCTGTGTGCGCTGCTGTTATGAAAATTCTGTGTAATGATGATATGCCGGTATTTACAAACAGCTACTTCGATCCGAATATGACGGTGTACAGAGAGGTGCTAAATGCTTGGGTTAACCGTCTGTCTGATGAAAATGAAAGTGTTTCGACTGAGATACGGAATACTGTAAATAAAGATATAGTAGAGGAGTAAAACATGAAATACACAAAGCGTGAAATCATTAGCGCATATCGAATTCTCACGAAGAATATTCAACAGAATGATCTCGGCTGGCGTGGAAAAATGATTTTAAGTGATGTGCTTGATGACTATTTCAGCCGTGTTGATGGTGAAATAGTTGTTGTCGATCCAAAGTATGGAAATTTTCGTTGTCCAAAATGCAATACGGTAATTACGAGTAGGTATGATCACTATTGCAGAGATTGTGGTCAGAAGTTTGATTGGAGAGAAACAAGATGAAGATTGATTTGACTCTTAATGAAGCACGAGTAATCCAAGACGCACTTGATGCGACGAGCCTGTGCCGTTCTGGATGCTACATGGGTTACAAGAGTGGTGATGAGGATTTGTGTTTCAAACTTGATAAGGATGGAAATTATCGCTGCAAGCTAATGCGAGAAATTGATTCTATCAATGGCAAGCTTGAGGATGTAATAAATAAAGGCCGATAAAATCCGGGTTCTTGTGGATACTTAACAAAAGGATGTGCAGACCGATGATATAACTATTGATGACGTAGGATTATTAGTAAAATTTTGGTAATTTTGATAATTGTGTTGAATAATCTCTTTGTGCGGTGTATGCTTGAGACAACCTCAATACAAGATGGTCAAGCCAAAAGAATGTGAGGTTAATATAATGTGGATTATGATAATTTTACTTATGGTATTGGATGCCGTGTACGCACTTAGTCTGTTAGGAGCGCTTTCCGATGCCGATGATCAGAGTGGGCGGCTGGAAATGAAACAGGGAAGGAATGGTCGAAATGAATGATTTAAAACCGTGTCCGTTCTGTGGTGGGGAAGTTACCATTGCAGAGGGCGGTTATCACCAAACAAGATGGATGTATGTTACGAGAGGAAACGAAGAAAATAGGTGCAACTGTTATGTTATCATGGAAAGTAAAACTTACGACTTTGATTCCTCTGAAAGTGAAAAAGCAAAAATTAAAGCCAACCTTATCGAAGCGTGGAATAAACGAGTTTATAAAAGTTAAGTTCTATAAGATTTTCAAATGGAATTTATAACCGTATTACGTCAATAATTGAAAAAAGGGAAACTGATATGAGTGACTATTATGTTGAGCGACTGAATAAAGTAAGGAATATGTCGTGTAAGCCAGTAGGGATGTCTCTTGTAAAAGAGGGATATGTGTTTGACGAAGATAAATCCGTAAAATGGAATCGTGAACAGGTTTCTAAGAACAATCAGAAATATCAGGACGAAGTGAAAAGGCTTAATCAAGCTAAAATGAAAGCTCGTGAAGAGACTTATGCTGCTTTCTATAAAGATATTGCCGATGCGTTAAACAGAGCGATTGGTGGAAAAGAAAAAGTTACTACAGAGCAAGCAAAGATTGTTTGGAAATATCTTGAAGGACATTTGACTGACTCGTATGATATTGAAGGCCCCCTGTATGATTTAATTAACATGATTGCAGATTTCGTTGCCGGTGGGCCAGACAATCACTAAGTCGATAAAAGCTGAGATTTAATGGGAGGAACATTATGAAAAAGTTCGTTGCTCTTTTTGAAGGTTGGAATGATAAGCACGACCATGAGTGTATGTGCTATGTTGTTGATGTAGATGATGATTTTGAAAGTATTTTGAGTGTTGAAGAACGGGCAAAAAAGATGGCTCGAAACGAGTATCCTTATTTAACAAAATTTGAAACGCTGTATATCAAGGAATTGGTTGAAAGATAAGAACTAAGATTTAGGAGAACGATTATGCTGACTGTTATCGATAAAGAAAAAACTAAGCGAGCACGAAAATATGTCAACGAAATGAGTAGCTCTGAATTTCTTGAACTTTGCTATGATTTTTATAATTATAGTCACGGTGGGAATAACAAAGAGAATGGGGCTTACAACAAGGCTCTTGAATACTTGAACTTATGGAGTGAACCAGTTGCCCTTAAATTTGCCATCTATGAGAAGGCGCATAAAACATTTGATAAGATTGTACTGATGCTTCTCGAGGATGATGTCAAACGTTATTTAAACTATGAGGTACAAGATGATTTATACAGTAACGATGATTGACTCGTTTAAGAACGAGCAGAATGCGAAATTCAGTTCGCCAGTGTCAAACACAAAAGGCATCTATTGGATGCCGGATGATAGTTGGATTGCTGGATTCTTTACAGATTTAGCAGAGGCTATTCGAGTTGTTAAAGAAAACGTGACTGATATCTTTGAACATTGTTACAACTACGCAGTCGTTGAAGGATACGAGGAAGGTCTGTACCCAAGACCAGAATTGACGATGTGGTTTAAATATGATGCCGAGAGTGACACAGCATTCGAGATTGAACCGCCGCTGCATAATAAGGTGGCCGGATATGCTTTTTGAAGAAGGAGAATAAGACTATGAGTAGTGTACTTATTGATCGGAACGCAGCTAAGAAGGTAGAATCCATCTTCGAGCATCCTGATAAGGTCTATTCGGTGTATTTGAAGGCCGGCGGAGATGTCGTTTGGCTGCAAGGTGAAATTGAACTGTATGAGTTTTTGCGCAGCTTATAAAACCAATATTTTTGAAAGGAAGTGATTCTTATTAACTCTAATTTGTTAATAAATCGTGAGCAAAGTATTGCTATTGTGTGTATAATGTGCCTGCTGGCGGGGAATCTTGTATCGAAGATCAGTCCGGTAATTCAGAATCATGGTGATTCATACCTTTATAATAATAGCCCTCCGGCAGTGAGTGTAGTGCAGCAAGAGGAAAAGGAGCCAGAAGTCATTGTAGAAACCGTTACTGAGATGCGGATTGTAAACTTTGGTCAGGGCAAACATAAACTCACTGATGACGAACGTGCTCTTGCGGAGCAGATCGTTGCTTGTGAAGCAGGTGCTGACAGTTTGGAAGGCCAGATGGCTGTGGCCCAATGCCTTTATGATTCCGCTGTACTTGATAGTCTAACCATCCAGCAGGTCTTTAAGAAGTATGGTTATAGTTCCTTATATAATAGGAAGGTGACGGCAGAGAACGAACTGGCTGTGTCTATGGTGTTTGATTACGGCGCTAAGATTTCAGACAAACCTATTCAATGGTTTGTAACCCCGGCGGCTGCTCCAGGCAGTTGGCACGAGCGCGGAGCAACCTTTGCTGGACAATTTGGCGCACACAGGTTTTATTATGACGCGAAGCTGGTTGTGGATGATGCTGAGTAAATGGCATCATCTAAAATTTTGATAAAGTAGCACAACAAAATGGTGTGGTACATATTGACGAAAACAAAAAGATGTGTATAATATATCTTGGAAGTTGTTTATGTGATCGGAAGGCGGTATTTCGATGAGTGAGAAAAAGGTTTTGGGAGTTATACAGGTTGAGAACTTTTTGAAGTACATAAGAAAAAAGCGAGTGTGGGTCTGTTTTATTTGCAATGGTGTGGATGTTCACATGATCTGCAAAAAGATGGACGACATTGGCGTAGAGACGCATGGGATTGTCAAAGGCATTGGATTTTTTGGAAACGAAAGTCATATTGAGTTGCGGCAAGAATGTCACGAAGTAAGGAGGGTTGAGTTTAGGCCGGGCGATAAAGAGAAAGCGTATGAGATGATATTCGATAACACCAGCGTGTTCGTATCAGAGAATCCAGAGTTGTACGGGCACTAAAAATATTTTTGAAAACCTATTGACTTCTGTAAAGGTATCCTGTATAATATAGCTATGGAACGGAGCTACACTATTATAGAGGAGAAAGACTATGGACAACAATATTGACCCAAAGGTCGGAGAGGTTTGGTTGGTTGATCTATCCAATGCGACAGGTCATCAGCAGCGCGGTATTCGACCGTTCGTTGTGACGAGCAACAATAAGCGCAACTTCTTTAGTCCAACAATTAAAGGGAATCCGTTGTCTTCCAGAATATACAAGCGCTCTCCGGTTCATGTTCTACTCTCAAAGGAAGATTGTGATTTCCTAGAGGTTGATAGTATCGTTCTATGTGAAGAGACTGATACACTTAACAAAGGACAGTTCATTAAAAAACTTGGTGTCTTGTCGGAGCGTCAGATGAATATGATCGCAATGGCAAGATGCAAGGATGAACCGTTTTTGCTTGCAGCATTCCTGAGCGGCGTACAACATACCATGGAATTTCAGAATTTTGCCGCATTTGCTTGATTTTTTATAAGGTTTAATGGTACACTACATATAATAAGAAGGAGTGTGCCACTATGCTTACTGAAGAAAAAATCAAAGCTTTTGCCGAAAAGTATTCTGATAGAAGCGGTGAGTTTGTTGCATCGACGATGCGTCACGTCATGGATTACGAGGCCGAGCGTGGGTATGAGTTGTTTGACTTCACAAAAGATGATTTCGTAAAGATGTTTGCCAAATATAATTGGGTGAATTCGAGTCGTTCGTTTAAAAATGTGAAGTCAATAATCACAGGCTACATCAAAAGTGAAAACGAAACAAGCATGTATGATCTGGCTGACTTTTCAGAGAGCGATGTAAGCGCAGATGATATGTACAATGACAGTTATTTTGCGTCGGTTGACGAATTTGTTGACTTCTTAAATAAGTACGAAGAGCCATATCAGATTCGTATGAACGTAATTGCTGTTTTGTACTGGATTGGTCTTACTTCCGATGAGATTTCTAATCTAACAATTAACGATGTGGATTTTGAATCTAATACCGTTCTTGATAAGACTGATGTTGACGCAAGGTTAATGGATATTATCAAGCAATGTTACGAGATGAAACAGTATGAAGCCCCCAATAAGAGCGGTTATAGAACATTTTATGTCATGAATGGCGATTATATCCTACGCAAAACGAAGGATAAACCCGGTGTAAACAGTGATCCAAAGACGTCTATAATTTCAATTCATGTCTATTTTTCGAGGTTGAACGATATCCTCGAAAAAAGGCATCATTCAAAAACCTTAGATCAAAGATATTTAGCCAGAAATTGTGAGTATATCAAGGTTTATAACTACTGTAAAACTCATCCAAAATTTAATCTTGCAGAACTTAGTTTCGGAAATGGTAAAGGTCCTCTTGCGGACATTATCGGAAGAAAGTGCAGTAAAGTTGCCTATCTTAGTTTCCGGCAAGGATATAAAGGTTGGGTTGAATATTTCCATGAAAATTAAAAACAGGGGGCTTCGGCCCCTTCATTTTAACATGCTAACTATATAACACAGGATACCTATTAGAAAGGGAGATGCAGATGAGAACACTTTTACTGTTCCGTGGAGCACCCGGTTGCGGGAAGTCCACCTATATTAAAGAGCATAATCTTGAGCAGTACGTATTGAGTGCTGATACACTTCGCCTTATGTGCCAGAGCGCACAGGAAACACCTGATGGGCAGATGGAGATTTCTCAGCAGAATGATGATGTTGTATGGGAGATGCTTTTCAAACTGCTTGAGGTGCGGATGAGCCATGGCGAGTTTACTGTGATTGATGCAACGAATTCCAAGACGGTCGAAATGAATTATTATAAGAATCTTGCAAAACAGTATCGTTATCGGATGTATGTTATTGATATGACGGACCTTCCGATCGAGGAATGCAAACGAAGAAACGCTCAGAGAGAATGGCTAAAGCGAGTTCCTGAAGCGGCTATTGATAAGATGTACGCTCGGTTTGCTACTCAAAAAGTTCCTTCTGGCGTGACAGTTCTTCCTTCTACTACGGATGTGATGTCCGATTTGAACTACTGCCCGAATGACTTTAACCAGTGGAAAAAGATACATATCATCGGTGATATTCATGGCTGCTATACCTGCTTGAGTGAATACCTTGGTGAGATGAAGGACGACGAGCTTTATATCTTCGTTGGTGATTATCTCGATCGTGGCATCGAAAACGTTGAGGTATTCAAGTTCTTGTGTGATGTTGTAAATAACAACCGCAAGAATGTGATCCTTTTGGAAGGGAACCACGAGCATTGGCTGAACAAGTGGGGGCATGATAAACCGGTTCAAAGTGAAGAGTTTGCAAACTACACTCGTCCGCAGCTCTTTAAAGCCGGTATTGACAAGAACACTGCTCGTAAGATCTATTCCAGAGTCGGCCAGTGTGTCTACTTTGAGTATGATGGTAAGCGGTATTTCGTAAGTCACGGTGGTCTGAGCTATCTTCCTTATTTTCTTCCGTTCGTGTCTGCGGATCAGATGATTAAAGGCGTAGGCCGCTATCCTGATATACTGACCGTGGCTGAGTCTTGGGAAAAGTCGATGCCGGATAGCTATATTCAGATCTTCGGCCATCGAAATGTACAGGATGTTCCTATTGATATGGGTCATCGGTGCTACAATCTTGAAGGCAAAATCGAGTTTGGTGGATATCTTCGTTGTGTGGAGCTTGAACACGGTCAGCCTATCAAATGCGTAGAAACCAAGAATGATGTATTCCGAAAAGAGGAGCCAAAGACTGAAACTGCCGTTGAAATGAAAACTGAGTTCGATAACGCAGAACTTGTTAGTAAGATGCGTCAAAGCAAATATGTGTTTGAGAAGCGATTCGGAGATATTTCTTCTTTCAACTTCTCTCGTGAAGCATTTTATAAGAAGCACTGGGATGAGGTTTCTACCAAAGCAAGAGGGTTGTTCATTAACACAAAGACGAATAAGATTGTAGCTCGAAGCTATGATAAGTTCTTTGCGGTTGATGAGCGGAATGAAACGAGAATTGGAAACCTACAGAACACTTTGAAGTTCCCGGTGACTGCATATCTAAAAGAGAACGGATTTCTTGGTATCATTTCGTATGATGCAGAACAGGATGGTCTGTTCATTGCAAGTAAATCCACTCCTGATGGGCCTTTTGCAGATATGTTCCGAAAGATTCTCATGGATACGACTTCTGATGAAGATCGTAAGAATCTGAAAGAAGTTGCAAAAGAGAATGGCTCCATCATCTTCGAGGTGATTGATCCTGTGAATGATGCACATATCATCGAATATAAGAAACCGCACATTGTTTTGCTGGATATTATTGCAAATGATATGAATTTCAGTGTAATGGATTATGATGATTTGAAGCGTGTAGCCGAGAAGTGTCATCTGCAGATTAAGGAGAAGGTTAAAACCTTTGAGAACTGGAGTGAATTCTATCCTTGGTACGAAGAAGTCATGAACGAGAACTATCTGCATCATGGTTTTGAACACGTTGAAGGCTTTGTTTTGCGAGACAGCAATAATTTCATGTTTAAGCTGAAGCTTCCGTATTATAAGCACTGGAAGTTCTTGCGTGGTGTCATGCAGAGCGTTCAAAAACGTGGCTATTATGAAAATACCGCAAAGTTGTTTACTGCCGAGGATAACCTGTTCTATGGTTGGATGCGTGAACAACGAGAGAAAGATCAAGAGTCTTTCTGCAAGAAGGGTATTATTCAGCTGCGGAATGAGTTCTACGCAAGTCAGCAGAAGAGCTAAATTAAAAAATAGACATTTTATCGTGATTTTCGTTAAAATAATTAACGAAGTATCGTGATATTTCTTCCTCCGAAAATGCCCTGCGCGGGGCTGACAGCCGGGAAAGACCGGCAATATATGCCAAGGTGCTGCAAATGGGAGACAGGGCGAGCCCAAACCTCGCTGTGGAAACACATGCGGTTTCGAATACCGTCCTTGGCACCAAAATTTAAAAACAATTTCGTTAAATATGGGAGGTAAGGTTACGAAAAAGATTGATAAGTTTACAAAAGAAGAAATTGAACAAGCTTTTAAAGAAAGCAACAACTGGGCAATGGTTGCAGAGAAACTCGGTTATAGTAAGTTTGGAGGAAGTTCTAGGGATGTAATTCAATCTTATGCGAATGAAAATAATATTGATACTTCTCATTTTACAGGACAGGGCTGGAGCAAGGGGAAGGTTGATCTGACTCGATTTCGTAAAGGCGTTCCATTCAGTAATCTTCGTGAGTCTCTTTTGAATATACGGCAACATCAATGTGAGAGATGTAAAAATACCGAATGGTTCGGGAAGGAGATCCCGTTAGAAGTTCATCATATTGATGGAAATCGATTAAACAACGAACTTAATAACCTTCAACTCTTGTGTCCCAATTGCCACGCACAAACAGAGAACTGGAAAGGTAAAAATGTTAATCATAAGAAGGAAATAACCGACGAACAGCTTATAGAAGCTTTAAAAAATTCATTGTCAATTAGCGAAGCACTTAGAAAAGTTGGCGTAAATTACATGGCGAAAAGTTGGTTTGAAAAAGCAAGGCAACTTATGCTTGAGAACAATATTGATTTTCCTAAAAGAGAAGTAGTACAAAAAGAAAAGAAAGAACGTAAAAAACGTACAATAAAATATTGCTCCAAATGTGGGAAGGAACTTTACAAAAGAACAAAAGGAAATTTGTGTAGGGAGTGCCTTTCTAATCTCCCATACAGAAGATATCACGAGTTACCAGAAAAAGAACAGCTTGAGAAAGAAATCTATAAAATGTCCTTCTCAAAAATTGGTGATAAGTATGGGGTAACTGGAAATTCTATCCGTAAATGGTGCAAACATTATGGACTTCCTTATAGAAGAGCTGATATAGATAAAATATTAACTTCTTGTAGCAATACATAATTTTAATAGATTGAGATGCTAAATCCTCAATCTTATATGCTACCATGGCGAAATAGGCAGTACGCTTCGGTCTTAAAAACCGATGTCGAAAGACGTGCGGGTTCGACCCCCGCTGGTAGCACTAATATCCGGGTGTAGCTCAGTTGGTATCGCACCTGTTTTGGGAACAGGGGACCGCAAGTTCAAATCTTGTCGCTCAGGCCAGTCCGAAAGGGTATGTAGAATTTTCATTCACATTATTCCCAGCTCTCTGGAAACGGAGCAGTGTGACGTAGTAAGCTGGGTATATGATGCGCCATCGCCAAGCGGTAAGGCAGAGGACTTTGACTCCTCCATCACAGGTTCGACCCCTGTTGGCGCAATTTATGCGGATATGGTGGAGTGGCAGACACGCCAGATTTAGGATCTGGTGCTTCGGCGTGTGGGTTCGATGCCCACTATCCGCACCACGGTCATAGAATGGTTGCGTACCGTTTTGTTGATCTCCTTTGACTGCCACTATTATTCCCGGCTCGCCAGTGATGGTGCAGTAGTGCTTTGTAAGCTGGGTGATTGTGCAGCTATGGTGTTAGTGGTTAGCACATCTGCCTTCCAAGCAGAGAGGGCGGGTTCGAGTCCCGTTGGTTGCTCCAATCTCGTATGGGTAGGATTTTTAGCGGTCAAATCCGGCTGCGCCTGTGCGAGATACCACCCCGAAATGGGCTAACGAAATTTTTCATGTGCGTTATTCTCGGCTCGCCCGAAAGAGTGCAGCGTGCCTTTGTAAGCCGAGTATCCCAGCCTAGTGATGCCAGTTGCTAGGTTGGTTCTTATGCGACTGTAGTTCAATTGGTAGAGCGTCAGATTTCCAATCTGAATGTTGCGAGATCGTCCCCCGTCAGTCGCTCCACACGCAGCCCCTGACGCTGCACCGGTTGCTCAGAGCCGAAAGGAACCTATATGTTACGACATGGTTGCCAAGAGTGATCATATTGGAACGCGACGTAGCTTTGATAGTAGGAATTAAATTCTGAGGTATACGGCTGGATAGCTTAATGGTAAAAGCGCTCGGAAACACCGAGAGATGAGGTTCGATCCCTCCACTGGCATCGCGCCGACGAAAGTTGGCGTTTATATGGAATAGTAGCTCAGCTGGTTAGAGCCGACAACTTATAATTGTCAGACACGAGTTCAAATCTCGACTATTCCACCAGCCCGATAGGGCATACATAAAATCTGCTAGAACTTTTGTTTTAAATTATGTAAGGATGGATTTTCTGCCAAGCAAATTAGTGTCTGGTCTTGCAACGTAGAAATCGTTGCGCTCAATTCAGTTTGAACTAGAGCGCCTTTACCGCCACCTTCACATCCAGAGCGGATTTTTAGAGTGTAGGCTGCAGGTTCTGCGAATCGAGCCGAAGTCTCTCGATGGTCTGACTCCAATACTCGTCCAATTCCTTCTCTTCCAGACCTTCTTGTTCCTTCACTTTCTGCACCACCTGTGACAGAGTTCCTGGATTCCACCATTCGATCATATCCAGCAACGCTTGCTTCAGGAGTTCGGGCAAAGGTTTTCCACGCCGGGATGCTCTCACAAGAATCCCCTGACATGCTCGTGCGCTCAAATAGAATTTCTGAGGCACGTTGTCCTCCAAAATCCATGACAAGCGCGATTCTCTGGCGACGCTGGGCGACTCCCCAGTATTTAGCGTCGAACAATCTCCATGCAATAGACCATCCATTACCGGAAATCGCTCCAGATTTTGCCCACTTCCCGTTCTTCCCTGAAGGTCGAGGAATTGAAACGTCTGGCTCGACAATGCGTGCAAATCTTTCCAACACACATCTGAAGTCTTCACCTTTGCTTGAGCTGAAAGCTCCTCTGACATTTTCCCAGATTGCGAATTTTGGATATTCTCCATTAGTGGCCTCCCTCATTTCTGTAATCACACGAATCATTTCAAGGAACAATCCAGAGCGTTCACCAGCCAAACCTTCACGTTTACCGGCCTGACTCAAATCTTGGCATGGACTGCCTCCTGTGATACAGGAAACCGGTTCAATCTGCCACCCATGAAGTTGTGTAATATCTCCGTAATGCTTCAGTTTTCATTCCTCCTTTTCGTATCCTGTATTATATAGCTAAAACTCAGAAAATGAGCGAAAAAATAATAGACGTATCAACGTCATGTTATTTCGTCGCCTATAAAACAAAAGATTTCGCCGGTGGTATTTGAGAGTCACAGTCAGGACGCTCGATACACTCAGCAGGGTGATACAAGTCCGACTTGTACTGCTCAGTGGGGAACGGGCGGTAATAATATGCCGCTGGTCGTTGAAAAGAAAGCCTTTGCAATGCAACGCATTGGTGAGTACAAGGAAAGTGAACACGCCAGCACGATGAAATCTCGTGATTATAAGGACGCTACTGACCTGATTGCAGAGAAGGAAACGAAGAATCTACGATGGATTGTTCGCCGCTTGACTCCTTTGGAGGATGAACGGTTACAGGGTTTCCCTGACGGATGGACTGATATCGGTGACTGGATTGATGAGAACGAAAAGAAGCATAAAACTTCTGACGCAGTTCGTTATAAGGCACTCGGCAATTCAATCGCATTACCGCAATGGTATTGGATTTTTCAGAAGATGAAACCGTATATCGGTGAGAATCCTACTCTTGGTAGCCTCTTCGATGGGATCGGCGGCTTTCCGTTAGTATTTCAAAGCACATATGGTGAAGGTACTGCCATTTGGGGGTCAGAAATTGATAGCTTTTGCGTTGCAGTAACTAAGAAGCATTTTCCAGAAAAGCAAAGAGGATAAAAATGGGAGCTTTTATTGCAAGACAGCCTAACGGTTTGCTGTGTCGGTTTTCTTCGGTGGTCGATTGTGTCACCGATTACAACATGACCGAAGAAGAATATATCGAGATGTGTGCTGAAAAGGCACGAAAAGAAGCACGAGATGTTCTTGACCATTATATTAAGCCGTTTGAAATGGTTGACAGGTGTTTCTTCCCGAACAACATGACAATCGAAGAACACAAGCGGATTATGAAGGAAATGGAAAAGCCCGTTGACAAAGCAACTCATATTCCGTAATAAGAAAATCTCATAAAAGGCTAATTCAAACAAGAGGTGGTACGATGAACAGCAAAATTCCTATCAATGCAACCATTGATTCCGGTTCCTTGAGTCTTCCGGCAAGTCCTATCTTCCAGAAGGAAAAGAGCACATATCTCTGTCCGTTCTGTGTAACGAAGCTAGAGAAGCTTGAACCGAAATGTCCAGAGTGTCATCACAAGATGGATTGGAGTGTGTGGATGGATAAGAACGCAAAGCACAATTATGCATTTGCTGAAAGTGGTGTGTTATGAAAGATTGGATGCACGCAAAAAAAAAAGAGATTGAGAACATGACTTTTGACCAAGCGAAGGAAATTGTAGAGAAACAAATTCGTCTTGGTAAAGAAGGAGACCAGTGGTGCCCTCGTGAGCATTTAGTAAAGGCTCTCGAAATCATTCTTTCAAAAGCTGAACTTTATGAGTTTAGAACAGATTACAAAGAGCCTCTTCTCGATGACGTTTATAAACATTATGAGTGCCCGGTTTGTTATTACACACTATCAAATCTTGATAACTTCTGTCCACGTTGCGGACAATTACTTGATTGGCGATTTGTAAGGCATTGGGAGAGAACGATTCGTCCCACGCTTGAAAGACTGCAGAATGGGGAGGTGCAGGGTTGAATATAGATTTCTTCCAACGACGTAAAACCCAGCTTGAGGATGCACTTCTTTTGAAAAATCAGGCAGTCGATATGCTTGATTATCTAAAGACGCATTGTATCAATAGCGACCAGTATTGTGCCATTCGAGATTACATTGAAGAAGCTGCGAAGATTCTGGAGAGTGACCTCGAATATGCAAACAACAAGCTACAGTCCGCATTCAGACCTAAGTATGGTCGGAACAACAGATTGACTCGTGCTCAATCTAAGATGTTCCGTGATAGAGAATATTAAAAATGGGGTGATGCCGTATGAACACATGTAAGAAAATATGTAACTGGTGTGGTCGTGAAATCAAGCCGATAGGTAGCGAGCAGGGAATCAGTTTTGAGCATCAATACTCTTATGGTAGCCAACTTGATGGCTCGCTTTTGAGTTTTGATTTGTGTCCTGAGTGTTCAGAACGGCTCCCAATAGTGCTCGGCGCAATGTTTGTACATAATCCATTAAAGGACAATTTCTAACGGTGAGTGCCGTATGAAATATAAGCCATCAATAAGCCAGACGGAGGATAATACATAAAATGAATAGTGCATGAATTGATTCGAGACAATAAAAAGAAACATAAGTGATTATCAATGAAACAAAATTACATAAAGGAGACTTGATATGGCAGATAGAATTTTTAACCTTCCTCAGACCCGTGGTTCTTTTGAAATGGCTGGTAAGGTCACCGGCACCCAGCGTAGCAACTTCTATAACGAGAAGGAGACTAAGAGTGGTGTTATGCGCCGTGTCCTGAGCTTTGGTATTCAGACTTCCAATGAAAACACTTTCTATGTTGATCTGGCTGGTATGCCTCGTGATAAGGTTTACTTCTTCCGCCGTGCCGATAAGGACAAGGGCATCGAGAAGGATAAGAAGGAAGTCGCTTGGAAGGATCGTCTGACTTATGTTGCACCGGAAGGCTACGACATGATTGGCGTTAAGGTTGGTGTTACCAAGAAGACGAATGAGTCTGGTAAGGTCGTCAACGACAACAAGACTCTGACCGACTTCGATGCAGCTAAGGAGATTTCCGAGAACCTGCATGACGGTGACAACGTGTATGTCCGTGGCAACATCGAGTACAGCACTTACAACGGCAAGCACCAGATTCGCTTTGTTCCTACTCAGGTTTCTCTGAGCTCTAAGGAAATTGACTTCGATGCAGAGGGTTTCGAGGAGCTGGCTCTGTTTACTCAGACCATTGTTTACACTGGTTGCCGCAAGAGCGATGAGTGCGATGAGGTAGTTGTCGATGCAAAGATCGTGAACTACAACACCATCGAGGATGCAGAGTTCTTCATTGACTATAAGGCAAACACTCAGAATAAGGTTCTGGCTGATTCTATTCGTAAGCGTCTGAAGTCTTATACTAGTTTCGAGTGTTTTGGTCCCATCGTTAATCAGCAGAAGGTTGAGGAAGTTGAGACTGAGAATATCTGGGGTGGTCCTAACAAGATGAAGCGTCAGAGCACTCCGGCAGTTCGTAAGCTGTATATCGAGGGTGTTAATCCTGATTCCTTTGATCCGAATCCCGGCGATAAGGATGCAGAGTCTACCTATACTGAGGACAATATCTCCGAGGCACGGGCAAAGATTGCTGCCAACGCTCAGGCTAAGAAGGACTTCGATGGCAAGGCAGCTGAGAACGATACTTCTTGGTGGGGTGGTTCTAACAAGTCCACTGTGACTTCTGCTGATGAGGAAGATATCAACTGGGGCTAAAATTTTTTAACCATTAGCTATATTAAACAGGATACATAAGGAGTTTTGTTATGCAAAATACTCTTGAATATACCGCATATAATGGCATGAAATTTTACATTGTTTATATCGATGCACTTGAAAAAGAGCCAGAAGAAGATTCTCCCATGATGTCTATTGTGTTCACTACGCATCCTGAAATTATCGCAGAAGCTAAAGCTGACGCGGAATGCAATGATGGTGCTGTTCCGGTGGGGTGCAAGGATCTTCTAGTTGACAGTGTAGATAATATCACTCGTCAGTTGGATTATGTTGCTCATGCTGTTGAAACGGGTGATCCGTGGTATGAGTGCTTGAAAGTTTAATAAAAGAAAAGATTTAGAGAGGAATTTACATATATGGCTATTGTTTGTGATGCATCTGCTATTCGTAAGAAGCTTCGTATGCTTGTGTATGGTGAGCAGGGGACTGGCAAGTCTCGTTTTGCTATGCAGTTCTGCTACATGAAGACTCCTGAAGGTCGTCCGTTCCGTGTTCTGTATCTGGATACTGAGTCTGGTTCTATCGACGATTATCGTGAGGAACTGATGGAGAATGGGCTCGACCCGATGAATCTCCGTATCGTTTATACTCAGTCTCTCGCAGAGGTACAGGATTTCATCCATACTGTTGCAGATAATGAGGACTTCGAGGATGAAGATGGTAACGTTTGGCTGGATGCAGATGGCAAGCCTTTCCGTGCTGACGCTATTGTTGTTGACTCCGCAACCATTCTTAATCTAACCACAAAACAGGGTTTGACCAATTTCTCGCAGAAGCGTGCAAAGGTTAAGGCTGCAGCACAGGGTCTGACCGGCGATGAGAAGTCGGTGAAGATTGAGGGTGCTGGTATGGAACTGAAGGATTATCAGCAGCTGAACTTTAAGGGTCAGTCCCTGATTCTGGATCTGAATGCAACTGGTGTGAGTTACATCGTCATTTGCCGTGAGAAGGATGAGACTGAAACCAAGCTGGTGAATGGTTCTTCTGTGAGCGTTTCTACTGGCCGCAAGATTCCTGATGGCTTCAAGGGTCAGGAGTACAATGTCGGCACCGAGTTCCGTATGTATCATCCCGGCGATGATAAGTCTATCAACTTTGCTTATTTTGATAAGGATCGTACCGGTGTTCATAATGGCGGTGAGGTTGTCGAAGACCTGACTCTGCTTGAGTATCAGGAGTATCTTGACCGCTCTGCAAAGAACCGTGAGGTCATTATCAAAAATGGTCTGAATGATGCAGTTAAGACCGAGATGAAGCTTCGTGCTCGTGAGCTTGGTCTTGACGACAATGATATCAGTGATGATGCTCCTGCAGAGAATACTTCCGAATCCAAGGAGCCTTCTCTGGACGACATCAAGGCAAAGCTGAACGATCTGATTGCTTCCGCTTCTCCTGTGAAGAAGAGTGCAGCACAGAAGGCAGTTAAGGCGGCTGGCCTGTCTACCGCATTCCGTTCCATGACTGACATCGAGGAACTGAAGAAGGTTGCCGCAATCATGGAGAAGGAACTGGCTTAATGGAACTAACCCGTAAATGCAAGATTTGCGGGAAGAACATTTTCATCGAGCGAGACCGTAGCACGTTTTTCTACGACAAGACTGGTTTTTACCATAAGGATTGTTTTGTAGAAAAAAAGAAAAATCAAAAACGCCCTTGGACAGATGACCTGCTAAGGGCATTTTTTGACAAAGTGAAAGACACTACGGACAAAAAGGTCGATGACCTTCTTTCCAAAAAGAGAGAACAAGACCACAATCGTGAGCTTGCACGTATTAAACAGGAAGAGAAAAAGATTCTTTTCGACCATATTCGAGATACATACGCCCCGGCGGTTGTTCCGGGTAGCTTCTACTCGAAACTTACGCAGTTGATTTCCGGTAATTATTACAAGTATAGAGGTTCTATTCCTCCGCTAGAACTTTACGATATGTGGGTTCTAGCGAAACCCCGACTAGATAAAATAATTGCCGAGAAAGAAGCAAAGGGTTGTGATATGAGCCAGAGATGGAATTACGACTTGGCTGTTTTGTTATCTCAATATCCTAGTTATCTCGAACGAAAAGAAAGACTAGCTTCGATTCGCAGTGAAAGCGAAGGCAAAACGAAGGAAAATCTGACTGAAACGGTACTGAAACGGATGAAAACAGCACCGAAACAGAGTAAAAACGAGAATGAAATTGATATAAGTGCAATTCTCGATGAGATATAAAAGAGGGAGGTGGATGAGTGGAACTCATTTCAAATATCCCGAACGAAATTCTATTTGTTGGCGCAATTTACAAGCATCCTGACTATCTGGTCGAGTATGGGCATTATGTCAAGAGCAAGTACGATTTTGCTGATGAAGCAACAAAATTTTTCTACGATGCAGCGTTAATTATTTACGAAACTCGAACTCAAGAATTTAATAAAACGTCTGTTTTAACGTTTATGGCTGAAGACGAGTCCAGATTGTCCCAATATAAGCGGCTGAAGGGCTGGTCAACCATTGAATACTACATGAATCTTGCGAATGACGATGATATCAAGGGATATTTCAATATCCTGAAGAAATATTCGCTACTTCGTGAGTATCAGAGAAACGGATTCAACATTGAAGGAATCTTGAAGCACCGGCAGTTTGAAATGTTTGGTGCTCAGGACATTTATAAACTGATTCGTGGCAAGGCCGACAAGATCAATACGGTTATCATTACAAACGATGATGCTGAGATTTTGAATAACGGTCTGCTGCCGATGGTTAATGAACGTTTGAGTGTTCCTGATATGGGCTTGCCGTTCCAGTATCCTATCATGAACGATTTGTTCCGAGGATTGAAGCTGGGCACCGTGATGTTCAATGGTATGCCATCTAATGCTGGTAAGACTAGATACATGATGGCGATTGTTGCATACGTCACATTGGTTCAAAAGCAAAAAGCACTCCTGCTGCTGAACGAGATGGATCTTGAGTCAGTCCGATATTGCTTACTGGTCACCGCCATCAATAATCCTGAGTTTCAAGAGTTGCATGGTCATCGTTTCCATAAGGACGAGCGAGAAATTACCCTTGGAATGTACCGGGATGCAAACGGAAATTTCATCTTCCGAAAGCAAAATGAAGATGGAGAATACATAGAAAGCATTGATGAGTTTACCGCTCGTGTCTACGAAGAAAGCGAAGAATACCGCAATGTGCTTGATGTTTGCCAGTGGATTGAGAACGAATCACAAGGCTTGATTATCGCAAAAGATGTTTCTGCCGATTATAGTGATAAGTCCCTGCGATTTGAAATTCAGAAGGCAGCTCTCACGCAGGGAGTTAAGTATGTGTTCTATGATACTTTAAAGAACGATATTGCATCTATTGGTGAATGGGCAGCGTTTAAAGTCACAGCCACAGAGCTTGAAGAGACTGCGAAAAACCTGAAGATCTTTATCTATGGTAGTATTCAGTTGGCCGAAAACGCTCATGAGTATCTTCCTGATGAGCTGAATTCAAACAACATTGCTGAGTCAAAAATGATTAAGCATGTTGCTTGGACGATGGTTCTGTTCAAGGAGATTCCAAAAGATAAGTTCGCGAAGTATCAATACATCTCTCATGACCCTGAGTGGGGCGGTGACTGTGCCCATCGGCTAAATCCAGATAAGCGGTATTACGTTGGAAACATCGATAAGAACCGCTTTGGTGAGAAAAAGAAAATCATGTTTGAAGTGAATTTGAATCAGAATATTTGGAGAGAGGTCGGTGTCTGCACCAGAAAGTAAGGAACTACAATGGTAAATATCGCAGATCTGAAAAATTACATTCTTGAAGAACAGCAGATTGAACCGATTCTGGAGGAACTTGGTTGTCATCATATCAGTCACAAGACTGGTTATTACCAGTGTGCAAATCCAGATGGTGACAATAGAACGGCACTCTGTATCTACGAGAATGAAAATCTTACTGCGGTAGATTACACACGAGATATTGCCAATGGAAAGACCAGTTATGATTTGATTTCTGTCGTCCAGTTCTTTCTGGAACTGTCTTTCCCAAAAGCTATTAAGCAAATCTGCGAATGGGTTGGACTTGACTACTATCACAACTTCGAGGAAGACCTTCCTAAAAGTATGTTGATTCTAAAAGAACTCATCGCCATGCAAAGTGAAGGTGAAGAACACGAGGATGACCGTCCGATAGTCCCAATCTCCGAAGCCATCCTCGGTTATTACAAACCTTATGTGAACCAGATTTTTGCTGACGATGGGATATCTTATGAGACGCAGCAGGAGTTTGAGATTGGCTTTGATGAACTGACAAATAGAATCACGATTCCAATCAGAGATGAAATTGGTACTCTGGTTGGTGTAAAGGGAAGATATTTTGGCAAGCCGCCTGAAGGTGAATTAAAGTATCTATATCTTGAGCCGTGTGCCAGAAACCGTATTCTGTATGGCCTGTATAAGACAGAGCCGTACATTAAGAATGAAGGTCTGGTATATGTTGGTGAAGCTGAAAAGTCTGTCATGCAGATGTGGAACATGGATGTCTACAACTGTGTGGCGACTGGCGGTAAGAAGGTTTCACAGAATCAAATTGAAATTTTAACACGTCTTTGCGTTGATATTTGTTTTGTATTTGATAAAGACGTTCAGCTTAGTGAGCTTATGGTTCTCGCTAATCGATTTGTCGATGGCGTAAGTGTGTATGCTGTAGTAGATGATAAAGGGATTCTGGATGAAAAGGAAGCCCCGACTGATAATCCTGAAAAATTTAAGGCATTGATTGAAAACTGTGTTAGGAGAATTAAATGAATGTAAAACTCTGGAAGGGGAGTAGGAACGACCTATCAGACCCGATTGGAACGATTATGGAGAACAGAGGGGTTGAGGATTATAAGACCTACATGAACCTAGATGATTCTTGTCTGAATTCTCCGTGGGAACTGGACAACATGGAAGATGCTGTCCGGCTGTTGAACAAACATATCTGGAATAAGTCTATTATCTCTATCCTTGTAGACTGTGATGTGGATGGATTCACAAGTGCTTCAATGATGTTTCAGTATTTGAAGACGATTGGTTATTTTGGAAAAATCAATGTTCTGCATCATAGTGGCAAAGAACACGGACTCTCTAAAGAAATTGAAGTTCCACCTGAAACTACCTTGCTGATTATTCCTGATGCTGGCAGCAATGATGTTGAGCAGTGTAAGGAACTTCGTGATAATGGCATCGATATTCTGATTCTTGACCATCACATCTGCGACAGAGAGAATCCTTACGCAGTAATCGTCAATAACCAGAATGGTACATATCCTAATAAGGAATTGTCTGGCGCTGGCGTGGTGTATAAGTTCCTTCAGGCTGTTGATGAATATAATTGGACTGATGTTGCAGACAGGTATCTTGATCTAGTGGCCGTCGGAAATATCGGTGACGTCATGGATATGCACTCACACGAGACAAAGCGCCTTTGCACGAAAGGTCTTGCGAGAATTGTGAATCCAATGATTTGCGCTCTGGTTGAAGCGAATAGCTTCAATATTAAGGGTGACCCGACTATCAATGATGTTCAGTTCTACATCGTTCCGATGATGAATGCACTGATTCGTGTTGGTTCATCCGAGCAGAAGAAGCGGATGTTCCGTGCAATGGTCGGTGAGGAACAGACATTCCAGTACACTCCGACTCGTGGCAAGAATGCCGGTGTCACGATTGACGAGACTCTGGCACAGCATGTAGCTCGTGAGTGTTCGTCTTGCAAGTATCAGCAAAACAAGACCAAAGACAAGGCTGTCGCAGAGCTTCAAAACTGGATTTCTAAGTATGGAGCGGACAGAAGTAAAGTTTTGTTTTGTAATTCCACTGGCATTCTGGACAGTAATTTGACTGGCGTTGTAGCAATCAAGTTGGCTGAAATGTATGGTAAACCTTGCGTACTACTTCGAGAGATGGCCTGCCCTGAAGAGCCAGACGAGAATCAAGAGTATTTTGGTGGTTCAATGAGAAATCCTGACGGTTCTCCGATTGAAAGTTTAAAAGAGTTTTTGATGAGCACCGGAGATTTTGAGTCGGTTCTTGGTCACGATAATGCCGCTGGCGTAAAAATCAAGAAAAAAAACGTACCAAAGGCGATTGCGGATTGCAATGAACTGCTTAAAGATGTCACGATGAGTAAGGCGATCGTGGTCGATTTTGATTTTGACTATAGTAAGTTGACTGTTGCATTGCCGAAGACCATGTATGAAATGCATAAAATCTGGGCACAGGGAATCTCCGAACCGTATTTCTACATTAAAAACATTCCGCTGATTCATAGTGGATGTGCTCCGATGGGCAAGAATGGTAATATGTGGAAATATTCTGATGAAGAAAAAGGCATTGATTTTGTGTGCTTTGCTGATAATGGCCGGATGATTGGCTGGATCAACAATGACTTTTATGGTGATCAGGAAGAAAAATACATCAATGCTGTATGCCGGTTATCTTTAAATCAGTACGGGAACAAAGTAACTCCGCAGGCGCAGATTGTTGATTTTGAGGTGATTTGATATGGGAAATTGGAAACGTGCTATCGCCATCGACTTTGATGGCACTCTCTGTGAAAATAATTACCCTGATATCGGTGAGCCAAATTGGAATGTCATTTATCAAGCAATTCAGGAACAGAAACACGGTGCTGGTCTGATTCTCTGGACTTGCCGTGAAGGAAAGCTTTTGTATGATGCAATGGAGGCTTGCTTTGATTGGGGCATTCAGTTTGATGCAATCAATGAGAGTCTTCCTGAGTGGAAAGAGCATTTTGGCACTGCTCCTAGAAAGGTTGTAGCTGATGAATATTGGGATGATAAGGCTAAGGTTGTAAAAAATGGAGAGTTGATTGACAATGCTGATGCCTGAACAGTTTGAAGCAGACGTTAAAGAATTTATCGCAGAATGCCAAAGCCATCCAGTGATAGATTTATCAAAAGATGATCCATGCGAAGGATGTCGCTTTGAGGACTTTTGCGATAGGTTTTATCCGGGCGATGGTAGCACATGGCATTGGCGAGTTTATGAGAGGGGTGAATGAATGGTTTACATTACAGGCGATATTCATGGCGATTTTAATCGTCTCTTAGAGTTAAATAAATTTTGCATTAAACACAATCTTGGAAAGAATGATTGGATTATCTGTCTTGGTGATGTTGGTCTAAACTATTATGGTAAGGATAACATCAACGAATGGAGAGTTAAGACCATTGCTGCGGACATCCCTGCGAATTTATTCTGTATTCATGGAAATCACGAACGCCGCCCGTCTCGTAAGGATGGTTATAGGACAAAGGAAATCAGTGGAGATATTTGTGGTAAGGTGTGGCATGATTCACATTATCCCAATCAGTATTTTGCTATTGATGGCGAAGTTTACCAGATTCTTGCTGATAGGGAAATTCTGAACTGTCTTGTTTGCGGCGGAGCATATTCTGTAGATAAATATTATCGGTTGGAACGTGGATGGAACTGGTGGCCGGACGAACAGCCTAATGAGAAGACTAAGAAAAAGATCTGGAATATTACACATGACCCTCAAATCGATGATATTGATGTTATGCTCACGCATACCTGTCCATTTCGGTTCATTCCAACTGAATTGTTTATCGGTGGTATTGATCAAAGCACAGTAGACCAGTCAACTGAAATATTCTTTGATAATATATACGAATGTTATCCTAACGATTGTAAACCATTCTGGTACTTCGGCCATTTCCATGGCAACAAGTACACCGATGACTATGTGATGCTTTTCGACGATATTATTAAGTTTGGAGATAAGGTGAATACGAATGAGTGAATATCATGTGAGCTGTGGTATGTTTGGTATTTACGCAGGAACTGTTAAAAAGAATGGAACCGAATGGAAGGATAAAACTCGTGTCACGGATGAAGCTATCGAGGCAGTTCGTGATTGGCTTCTTTCTGAAGCTCAGTTCAACAATAGAACTTTTGGTGGATACACATGGACAACAAAGGACGGTAAGACTGTAACTTTGAGAGTGTCTATCGAAGATAAGGAGCAGACAGAATGAATTTAAATAGTATGAAAGGTGGTGTTGCCTGATGAGTAGCAGTTTACATACGCACTCATACTTTTAGCTTGCTCGATGGGTTCTCTTCTCCTGAAGAAAATCTAAAAAGAGCATCGGAACTTGGCTTGAAAGCTATTGCCATTACGGAACATGGTGAGGTGACAAGCTGGCCGTATTACTCAGAACTAAAAGACAAGTATCCTGACGTAAAGCTTCTTTATGGTATCGAGGCATATGAGTGCGAGGATAGGGAAGTAAAGGACAAGAACAGTAAATACTGGCATCTGATCATCATCGCAAAGAATGAGGCTGGTCGTCAGACGGTTAATCGCTTATCTACACTCGGTCATCTTCATGGCTTTTATAGCCGTCCTCGTATCACAAAAGAGGATATCGCTAAGGAAGATACGAATAATTTGATTATCCTGTCTGCTTGTTTGGCGAGTAGACTGTCCAAAACGGATGATTATGACACTTGTGTCAAGCTAGTTCAAGAGTATAAGAGTTTATTCCCTCACTATTATCTTGAGGTTCAGGCTCATGCAAATAGTGAACAAGCAAAATACAATCAGAAAATCATGCGGTTGGCAAACGACACTCATACAAAAGTAGTCGTCACAAACGATGTTCATGCTGCCACAAAAGAAGCTCTGTATTATCAAGACTACTTTCTGAGAATTGCTCATGATACAGAAACTGCCGCAGAAATCTACGAAGGATGCTACTTTATGTCTCGCAGGGAGCAACATGAAGTCCTTGACGGTCAGATTGGATATGATGCGGCAGAATGGTGTATCAACAATACCGATGAGATTGCTGACCTATGTGATTATGTGGATATGCCTTGGCACGAACCTGAACTTCCCAAAATCGAGATTCCTCCACAGTATTCCAACTCAGCAGCTTACTTAAAAGACCTTGTGAAAGAGGGATGGAAGAAACGCGGCATTGACAAGTTTGATGTAGAAAAGCAGAAGATCTATCGTAAGCGTGTTGATGACGAGCTGTTTGTCATTGAGAAGAAAGACTTCTGTGATTATTTTTTGATTCTGGTTGATTACATCAACTGGTGTAAGAAAAATGATGTCATTGTTGGCCCTGGTCGTGGTTCTGCCGCTGGTTCACTTGTATGTTACCTGATTGGCATTACGCAACTTGATTCCATCAAATACGAGCTTGATTTCGGACGATTCCTTACCATTGAACGAAAAGACCTTCCCGACGTTGATGTAGATGTCAGTGATCGTGCCAAGGTTGTCGAGTATCTGACACGGAAGTACGGTGAAGATCGAGTAGTTCAGGTTATGAATATCGTGTACACCACTCCGGTCACTTCGATTCAGGATGTTGGCAAGGTGCTCGGTTTCCCGTATGCTGAGATTAGAAAAATCAGCGAGAAATTCGTTCAAAAGACATGGAAGGATTGTCTTGAAGCAAATCCAGAAGTGGCTGAGAATCCGAGATACAAAGAACTGCTTGATATTGCAGAGCACATCAATGGTCGCCCACGAGGGTATGGTATCCATGCTGGCGGTGTTATTGTCTGCCGACATCCTTATTATGAGTATATCGGTATCCGACACGGTGCCGATGGAGAGCACGTTATCTCTGTTGATAAGGTGATGGACGAGAAAATTGGACTTGTTAAGTTTGATATTCTTGGCGTTGCATCGCTTGTGGCTATTGATGAGGCAAAGCGTGAGGACAATATTCCAGACTGGGAAATTGACATTAACAATCCTGAGTTTGAAAATGACAAGGCATCCTATGATTTGATTTGTTCTGGCCGGACAGACAATCTATTCCAGATTGAGTCGTCTGGTATGAAGGATCTGGTTGCACAGCTTCAGCCGAGGTCGATTGAGGAGCTGTCAGCATTGATTGCTCTTTATCGTCCTGACGCAATGCCGTCTATTCCTACATACGTTGATTGCAAGTATCATCCAGAACACATTCATTATTTCCATCCTGATATGGAACCAATTTTCCGCAGCACCTATGGCGTGAACATCTATCAGGAACAGAGTATGAAGCTCACAAAGGTCTTTGGTGGCCGAAGCGATGCTGGTGCTGATAGAATGCGTAAGTGCTTAGCAAAGAAGAAACCTGAGAAGGTCAAGGAAGAGGTAGAACTTCTTCACGATGAAATTCTTGCAAATGGATACGATAAAGCAACCGCCGAGTATATTTGTAACGAGTTGTCAACGAAGGGCGGCTACGGCTTCAACGCTAGTCATTCTCAAGCATACGCCGTCATCTGTCTTCAGACCGCATACTTGAAAGCCCATCATCCGCTTGCGTTCTTTAAGGCTATGCTGAACCTGAATAAAGCAAAGGTCGGTAAGGTCAATAAGATTATGGTGGACGCACGCAGCTTTGATATTCAGATTCTTCCTCCGAGTATCAATCGTTCCGGCATGGATTTTACTGTGTCAAATGGTAAAATCCTATTTGGCTTGTCTGCTATCGGTGGTATTGGCAATACACTTGCTGAGACTATCATTGCAGAACGAGATAGGAATGGAAAATTTAAGGGACTTGATGATTTCACGAGTCGTGTTCGTGCAACGAAAGCGCAGATCATTGCGTTGGTCAAATCCGGTGCGATTCCTACAAAAAACAAACGAATATTCTTGGAAAAGTACATTGCCAGCGGTTTGGAACAATCTGAGTTTAAACCAGTCAGTACACTTCCTACCAAGGCAGTTTTGCTGAGTAAGTGGGATATTGATACAGAGCATTATAAGGTTGGTAAGAAGGTTGATAAAGAAACCGTCCTACGAATCTATAATGAAAAGCGCCGTGTCGTACATGAAACTGAAAAACTCAAGAAAAAGGAAGCGTACATGGCCGAGCAGTCAGAGAAGTATTTGAAGGACGAGCAATTCTGGGAGTTCCAGACGTTGCAGACGTTTATTATCGATAAGAATCCGTTTGAAAAGGCATACGAATACATTAAGGATTTCTCTGAGCTTGAAACTGGTGACTCCTGTGTACTGGTTGGTATTATCGCAAAGATTCAAAAGAAGAAAACAAAGACTGGTATGCAGTTTGCGTTTGTGAATCTGTATTCTGGCGATGGTATCATTGAGTTGACAGTATGGCCGAGAATCTTGTCAGATTATCAGGATTTGATTGTAAAGGGAAGTCAGGTAGCTGTGCTTGGAAAGAAGGAAGATGAATCACACGTTATTGCAAACGACTTCAAACCTTACAAGCAGTGGCTACATGATAGAGAGATAGCGTAAGAGGGTTATAAAGTGGCAGATAAGAAATTTAATGAAAATATGATTCGTTGCTACATCAGGATAAAACGAGTCTTTTATCCGAAAGATGGGAGGGATGTGGAGCCCGGCGGCTTCGCCACCTTCTCTGCCGAGGTGGTAAAAGTCAAGCAGGGGAATCCTGTTATGAGTCGATACAGTGACCTCCGGCTAAAAGGCAACGTTCCTAGCCTCGATATGAATAAGACTTATTCGTTCTGTGGTGAGTATGTTCATCATGAAAAGTTTGGTGATCAGTACAAAATCATCTACATGAATGAGTTTCAAGAGATCACTGACCCGGAAGAACAAAAAAGCTTTCTCCGTTTTATTTTGACCGATCATCAGTTTGAGATGCTTTATGAAGCATTCGATAATCCGTATGAAATTATCAAGAATGGTGACATCAAGGCTCTTTGTACTATTAGCGGTATTACGGAAGGTCGAGCACAAAAGATCATTGACTCTTTTGAACGCAACATTGATAACAGTGAAGCGTACACGAAATTGATTGAATACGGTTTGACTCCCAGTGCTATTGAAAAGCTTGTTCATCAGTATCACGGCGCGGACACTCTGGTAAGAAAGATTGAGGAAAATCCTTACGTCCTGATCGATGATGTGTATGGCATCGGCTGGAAGAAAGCTGACACTCTTGCTTTGAATATGGGCTTAAAGCACAATTCGCAATTCAGAATCGAATCTTACGTCATGCATTTCCTTGCCGCCCGTGCCGAAGAAGGTAACTCTATTATCCCGGCAAACCAGACAATCAATAGCTGCATCAATGAACTTGACTTGGACGAGGGTGACCAAGAAGTCATCAAAAGGGCACTTTTCCATCTGCACGATGTCCGTGAAACGCTTTGGTGGAGTGATGACCGTCAGGAATTTGCTTTAACTAGAGTGTGGAATCTTGAAAATGAAATCGCAAAGGAAATCAAGCGACTGGCGGATGCACCTGTTGAACCGATTGGTCGAAACATGGATGCAGCAATCAATGAGGCTGAGGATGACCTTGGTATCGAGTACACTGAAGAGCAGAGAGATGCTATTAAAAAGGTATGCTCTAACAATATTGCTATCGTCACAGGTCTTGGTGGATGCGGTAAAAGTACCGTTGTCGCTGGTGTTCTAAAGGTTCTTCGTGATAAGTCTTTTGCTCAGACTGCACTCTCTGGTCGTGCCGCAGCTCGTATGCAAGAAATTACTGGTCAGGACGGTAAGACCATTCATCGTCTTCTTGGTTATGATATTGAGAATGGTGGGTTTGCTCATGATAAGAACAATCCTCTTGAAGAAGATATTATCATTTTGGATGAGACTTCTATGGTTGGAGCTCAATTGTTCTATGACTTGATTCAGGCAATCGAAACCGGAAAGCGATTCATCATGATTGGTGATGACGGTCAGCTTGAGAGTATCGGTATGTGCAACATCTTTAAGGATATGCTTGCATCTAAGGTTGTTCCTGTAGCTCGCTTGACTAAAATTCATCGTCAGGCAGCCAAGTCTGCAATTATTACCGAGAGCATTAAGGTTCGTAACGCTACGCAATTGGTGCCTTATGGCTGGGCTGGTAATGAGATTCGTGGCGAACTTCGTGATTTGGAGCTTGATATCTATAAGGATGCAAGTGAATCGTTCAACCATATTATCAATCAATACCGTACCTTATATAATAAGGTAGGAAATGATAGTGCGAAGATTCAGATTGTACTTCCACAGAAGCTACGTGGTAGTATCTGTACTTATGAAGTCAATAATGCTATTCAGGAAATTGTGAATCCGAGTCGTGGTCAGGCAGAAGCAAAGGTCACAATCTATGGTGATGGCAAGGATAGAGTATATACTCTGCGTGAGGGCGATCAGGTCATCATCAACAAGAACAACTATGAGCTTCACACATACAATCTCAAGACAAAGAAAAAAGAAGAGAAGTGTCCGGTGTTCAACGGAAACCGTGGCATTATCCGAAAGATTGAGAGTAGTTTTATCCTGGTTGATTTTGACCAGTGGGGAACGATTTTCATTCCTCATTACTTTGGTGGGAATAACATCTGGGCAACGCTTGAACTTGCTTATGCTTTAAGTTGTCATAAACTGCAGGGCAGTGAGGCTCCGTATGTGATTGTCGGAATGGATAACTCTGCGTACCTGATGCTGACGAGAGAATGGCTCTATACGGCCATCACTCGTGCCAAGAAGTATTGTGTGATTTGTGCCGAAACTCATGCTCTTGATCGGGCTGTAAAGACTTCGAGAATTCCATATAAGCGGACGTTCTTGAAGGAATTTTTACGGAAAGAATTTGCAGAAAAGCATTGACAATTATGTAAGTATCCTGTATAATATAGTTATAAAAAGTCTCCATCCCGGAGGCTTAAAATTCTCTCTTTAACTATATAATACAGGATACGGGAAAGAAATGGCTTGCTCGTAACGACAAGCCTTTCTTTATTAGCTATAACTATATAACACAGGATACGCAAGGAGGCTTTATGACAGATAAAGAGCTCATAGGTAAGCTTGATGCGATGGTTAAGGCATTGCAGAAAGCAAAGAAAAAGACGGACAAGACCCGCATTTTGCTGGATGCACGTAAGGATTTTGGAGATGAAGCTGATGAGTTGATGGCATTCTTTCGATTCCTGCTTGATCCGGCAATTATTACTGGTCTGTCTGATGCAAAAATCAATAAGAAGGTAACTGCAAAGCCGGATATCGAAATTCAATATCTCAGCTGTGGATACCTTTATATTATGAGTGCTGGGCACAATACCGGTTCTGATGCGTCCATCGCAACAATCCAGAATTATTTACATAAAAATCCTGAGTACGAAGAGTTTCTAAAGCGATTGTTCACTAAGAACCTGCCGATTGGAGTCGAGGCAGCTACCATCAATAAGGTATATGGCGAAGAGATTATTCCTGTTTGGGAGGTTCAGCAAGGATATCCGATTGATAAGGTTAAGCTGAAGATGGGCACTTGGTTCAGCCTTAGCCAGAAGATGAACGGAAATAGGGGGACTCTATATCGTGGAGATTTAATTTCTCGTCAGGCACAGAAATTTGAAGGTCTTGACCATATTAAGAATGACCTGCTCTCTCTATATGACGGCGATGCAACGAGGCGAGATTCTTGGGTGTTTGACGGAGAACTTATCTACAAGAATCCCGAAGGAATGTCAGACGGGGAGGCGTTTCGTTTCGGAACTGGCCTATTGAACTCAGATAGTAAGGACAAGACGGGTATCAAGTTCGTTATTTTTGATGTCATCCCTGCTGTTGAATTTGACCGCAGTAAATGCATGGTTCCGTATCGGACGCGCCGTGAATGGCTGAATTGTCTTCGTGCAGAGATTGCTCACAAGCACCTTGAGAACGTTGAGATTGTGCCGATGGTTTATGAAGGAATAGATCAAGGCGTGATTTCAAAGTGGCTTGATTATGCGGTTGAGCACGATTGGGAAGGGCTCATGTTGAATACGGACGTCCCTTATCGTCGGGCTCGTCACAACGGATGTCTCAAAATTAAGCGTTTTTATACTGTTGATCTGCGAATCACTGCGATTGAGGAAGGTCAGAACCGTCTGGCTGGTACGATGGGCGCTCTTGTTGTTGACTACAAGGGCAACGAGCTTCGTGTCGGCTCTGGTTTTGATGATGCTACGAGAGCTGCTGTGTGGGCGAATCCTGATAATTACATCGGTAAGATTGTGGAATGTAAATACAAGGAAAAGAGCTGTGATAAGAAAACCGGTCTTGAGTCTTTGCAGTTCCCGACTTTTGTGCGATTCCGAAATGACAAGAATGAAGTGAGCTACGGCTAAGGAGAAAGCTATGAATCTTTCTAAGAAGTCCATTAAGCACATTCTTCGGATTCTTGATAATAAATGTATCGAGGTTCCTACAAAGACATCCGCTTATAGCAACGGTGGACGTAGAATTTTGACTCGTGATTTTGAGCCAAAGGAGTCACACGGAATGAATGGCTGGCAACGGATAGTCTATGTACCGTCCGAAGGATATTTCTACGGAATTTATAACGGAAAATCAGAAGAAGATTGGGATATTCCAGATATCTGGTCTCCTGCCCAGCTTTCTGATTTGTGAGGTTTACAATGTTTGTTTTAACACAGAATCAAAACGGAGTTGCTGACACCAGTAAATGTTTTGGAATCCATATTGTAGATGAATCAACAGTAATCAGAGCGTATACCTTTGATGGAGATGGATGGATGAAACTTGGTAAATATAAAACAGTAGAACGAGCAAAAGAAGTAATTCAAGAAATTAACACTGCTCTTTGTGAGAACCGTGTTAGTTTCGATATGCCGGAGGACTAAAATGCTACTTTTAACGCAAGACAAAAGAATTGTGAATCTCGATTGTATGGCGATTATTGATACTGCTAGTCTTCAGGTTTTTGCAAGGCAGGATGCGCATGGACGTGGAATTACTCTTGGTGAGTACGATTCAGAAGAAAGGTGTAAATACATTCTTGGTGATATTTTCGCCAGTTATTGCTGTGATGGCAGTGAGAATGTTTATGTAATGCCGGATAAATGATGAATGATTTCCGAAAATTAGCCATCCCAAAGAAAGAACGACTTGAAGTTCAACTTACGGATGGCACAGATGAACACAATATATTGTACATAATTACATCTCTAGCCACTATTAAAGGTGCTGAGATTTTTAAAAATTTTCGTTTGTATTCTGTAGGCTCCGCCGGGGAGCTCAACTTATTAGAGAAGCGAGACGGCGATCCCTACTTTGATAAGCTGAAAGGAACAGAATATGAGTAATTCAATGAACCGAGAAGACCGGCGCAGAGAGCAGCGTAAGGCACGAATCCTTGCCCGGCGAATCAAGAAAGCTGGTGGTCCCGACTTTCTGGCTGGAATGCCCGCAGAGGAATGGGAACCAAAGATTGGTGACGAGGTCACTATTAAGGTAAAGAGAATTCAGGGTAAGAAAGATTTCTTTAAGATGAGTCCTCAGTATCAGGACTTTATCAATAGCCTTGAGGACGGAAAACCTTACAAAATCACCAGTACAGGTATGAAGGGTCAGGTTTACGGCATTGACGCACATCCTTATTTCCAGATTTGGAAGGGTGATATGGAACCCTACAAGGAGTCCTAATGAAGCAGATGTACTTCAGGACGAACTATCATGCTTGTTATTGTGTGGAGTGCATGAATCAATTCATTTTAATGCGAAAAGGGTATTTTTATGATGTGATATGGGAAACGGATACTTATTATCTTGTATGTACAGATAAAGGTGACCCATTCCAACAACCATTTAATATCGTAAAAATTCTCAAAGAAGATCTCGAAGATGATGTATATGTCGTGACCGGTAAGAGTGAAGAATTTAAGGAAGGAGGTGGGGTGATATGATTGGTATTGACCATCGTGAGCAGGGGCGTAAAGAACGAGCCCTTGCAGAATATTACAGAACCTTGGCTCGATATCCTACCGAGTGTGGAGAGCCGATTACATATCAGCTGTCAGAAGAGCAACTTAGACATGTTCTCTGCGGAGATGTTACTGTTGATGAACTGATTGAAAGAGGTGAGGTAAGTGAAAGATACGATTAAAATGTGGATCGCTTTCATTAAGATTTTTAAGGATTATCTTATTGCGGTCGGAATCATGATTGCGTTGTGGATGTTGTCTTGCCTTATCAAGTATGGGATTTCAGTATCCAATTTTCCAGATTGGTTTAAGTTTGCACTTCTAAAGTAAAGGAGGATTAAATGGTAACCGATATTCTTAATAGAGAGATTCATGTTGGCGATACAGTGCTTAGAGCTAGAACTCGAAATGGTCGCGGAGTTCTTTGGAGTATTCGTAAAGTTGTCGCCATTATGAACGTAATGATTAAAGTTCAAGACGGAAAGTACACAACGAATGTTGCACCTAAAAATTGCATCGTAATTGGTGAGAACGACATTCCTGAAAACTGGCAGGACGAATATTAAGGAGAGTTGAATGGTAGTTAAACTGATTACACATACTCCTGATCCTGAAAAGGTAGTAGCTGCAGCCGCAAAACTGTGTTACTCCAATTCGAGTATTCAGGATCTGATGGATGGACTGACCGATGAGAAGGTCGATGAGTTTCTGAATCGGCTTTCTAGCCTTGGTCACGCTAGCCCTACGGAGCATGTGACTTTTACTTTTGGAATTGAAGGTGTGAGCCGGTCTTTGCTTGCCCAGATTACTAGGCATCGCATTGCATCGTTCAGTGTGCAGAGTCAGCGCTATGTGCGAATGAATAATGCTGAAATCATCATTCCTGATGTTATTGACGATGATAGCGAAGCAAGAGAGGTATTTGAACAGGCAATTCAGACTGCTGAATATTCCTATAAGCACCTGTGCCAGATTCTTGAGGACAAGATTACTGAGGAACTGATGGTTGCTGATTCTCGTTTGACTGAGAAAAAGGCACGTGCAAAGGCATCTAAGATTGCAAATGAGAATGCACGTTCTGTTCTTCCAAATGCTTGTTCTACAAAGATGATTGTTACAATGAACGCTCGTTCGTTGAATAATTTCTTTAATCTGCGTTGCTGTGAACGTGCACAGTCTGAAATCAGGGAACTTGCAACTGAGATGCTAAAGCTTGTCTATCCGATTGCTCCTCATCTGTTTAAGTGTGCTGGCCCCAACTGCTGTGGTAACGGTTGTACTGAAGGTATGATGTCTTGTGGTAAGCTCCACGAGATTCGTGATAAATACGACAAACTGAAACAGGAGGCATTAAATGCAAACACTTGACGAAATTAAGAAGAATGTCGAGCACCCGGCTCATTACGGCGGTGCAGACAATCCCTATGAAGCAATTAAAGTGCTGCGAGAGTGGCAATTAGACGAGGATGCTTATCTCTGGAATGTTGGTAAGTATCTGAGCCGGGCAGGACACAAAGATGGTAATTCCCCGCTTCAAGATTTAATGAAGGCACGTTATTATTTGGACTATAAAATCCGGCTTTTAGAGGAACAGCAGAAGGTTGCTGAAAGTGTCGTAGATACGCTCAAGAAAGTCCCTAACGAGGTAACTGATAAGCTGACTACGATGTCGGATTACATTCCTCGTCATGCAAAGCCCGACTATACGGATGATTTGGTTTTCTGTCCAGAAATCCATGCTCCAAACATCGAAACTGCCGTGGTCCCTGATTGTGCCGATGAGGTCAAGTTTTAAGAGGTTTACATAAATGAGAATGAGATACAACTGGGAAGAACCATTTGCGGCATTTGCCCTGTTTGTTACAATGTTGATTTTTGGCTTTGCCAAATTTTTTTAAGATAATCAAGGAGAAAAACATATGAATATGATGTTTATTGCAATTCCTGTCGTTGTTGTCCTTCTGATCGCCTTTGCATTTACTTGTTATAAGAAGGCTCCTCCGACTCAGGCAATCGTTGTGACTGGCTTTGGACTGTCTAAACCGAAGGTTATCTGTGGTCGTGGTGTGTTCGTCCTGCCTGTTATTCAGCGAGCTGACCGTCTGAATATGCGACTGCTCAAGATTGATGTCAAGACTCCTGAGACCGGTGTTAAGACTAAAGAAGGCGTTTCTTTGTGGTTGGACTCTGTTGTTACTGTTCAGGTTTACTCTGAAAACTCTACTGTAACTGATGAGGAAATCAAGAGTGCGGGCTGTGCAGATGCCAAGACCTATATCAGTGCCCGTCAGCAGGCTGCTATTTCTAACTTCCTTGGCATGAGCGAAGATGGTATCAACGAGAAGATTAACGATGTCCTGCAGGGTAATCTGCGTGAGATTGTTTCTGAAATGACTGTCAACGACATTCTGACTAACCGTAAGCAGATGGCTATCTCTGTTGTTGAGAATGCTCGTCCTGATCTTGCAAAGATGGGTCTGGAGGTTGTTACCTTTAATGTTCAGGACATCAAGGATGCTATTGATGCTCAGGGTCATAATCACGGTGTCATCGAGGCAATTGGTGTTCAGCAGGAAGAATTGGTGAAGAAGCAGGCTGAAATTGCTAAGGCAGAAGCTGCTCGTGACATTGCTCGCGCAAAGGCTGATACTGCCCGTGAAGCAAACGAGAAGGAAATCGAGTCCAAGACTGCTATTGCCCAGCGCAACAATGAGTATCTGCTGGCTCAGGCTGCTCTAAAGACTAAGGCAGATAGGGCAAATGCTGATGCTGAGGCGGCTGGTCAGATTCAGATGAACCTCCGTGACAAGGAAATTAAGGAAGCTGAAGCAGATGCAGCTATTGCACAGCAGAAAAAGATGGTTGAATTGGCTGCTAAGGAAGCAGAAGTTCGCCAGCAGAAGCTGGATGCGGAAGTTCGTAAGCAGGCAGATGCCGACCTGTATAAGCGTCAGAAGGAAGCTGAAGCAAAGAAGTACGAGGCGGAGCGTTCTGCAGAATCCGCAAAGTTCGCTAAGGAACAGGAAGCAGAAGGTATCCGCATGGTCGGTATGGCAGAAGCTGAGGCCATCAAGCAGAAGGGTCTTGCTGAAGCAGAAGCTATGCTGAAGAAGGCTGAAGCTTACAAGCAGTATAATGGTGCGGCCATGGGCGAAATGATCATTAAGATTCTCCCTAGCATTGCAGCTGAGGTTGCAAAGCCGCTGGCGTCCATTGATAAGGTTTCCATCATTGGCAGTAACGCAAATGGTGTTTCTGAGATTTCCGGCAATGTCCCGGCAGTCATGGCTCAGACTTTTGAGGCCGTTCGTGAAGCAACTGGCATTGATATGAAGGAAATTGTCCGTGCCAACAGTTACGATGCAAAGGTCACTAAGAATGTGAACCTTGTAAGCGATTCGACGATTGTTTCTGAAAAGAACGATGTGCAGGATGCTGAGTAAGAGGTGATTACATGGAATATGTGATTAAACGCGATGGAACGAAAGTTCCTTTTGATAAAAGTAAGATTGTAAATGCGATTGAGAAGGCGATGACGAATACGACTGGAGGAGTTGATTCTCGCGTGTCTAATGCTATTGCAGACTACATCGCAGACGTCCCTGATACGATGTCTGTGGAGCAGATTCAGGATGTAGTTATTGACCAGTTGAAAAATAGCCCTCTTTCGGATGTGGCTGACGCTTATAGTCACTGGCGTATTCTTCGGCAGGAGATTCGTGAGAAACAGCGAGCATATGGCGAAATTCTTTCCATCTGTGATGTAGACAATGAGAAGGTCAAGCAGGAAAACAGCAACAAAAATCCTGTTGTGAATAGCGTGCAGCGTGACTATATGGCTGGCGAGGTCTCCAAAGATCTGAGCTTCAATCTGCTTCTCCCGAAAGATATTGTGGACGCTCACTATGATGGCCGAATTCATTTTCACGATTCCGACTATTTTGCCCAGCACATGTTTAACTGCTCGCTAGTCAATCTGGAAGACATGCTTCAAAACGGCACTGTGATTTCTGGCACTGGAATCGACAAACCACATAGTTTCTCTACAGCGTGCAATATTGCAACCCAGATTATTGCACAGGTTGCTTCCAACCAATATGGTGGTCAGAGTATTACTCTGTCTCATTTGGCTCCTTTCGTGGACGTCTCTCGAAAGAAGATTACGGGTGAAGTCCATGAGGAGTTTTACGACATGATTCAAAACAATGAGATTGACAAGATGCCAAATCAGGAGACTATCAATCGAATTGTAGAGAAGCGTTTACATAAAGAAATCGTTGCAGGCGTTCAGACTATTCAGTATCAGGTTATTACTTTGATGACCACTAACGGGCAAGCTCCTTTTATTACTGTTTTTATGTATCTGGATGAAGTTCCTGAAGGCCAGACCCGTGATGACCTTGCAATTATCATTGAAGAAGTCCTTCGTCAGCGTATTAAAGGCGTGAAGAATGAGACTGGTGCATGGATTACTCCGGCTTTCCCAAAGCTGATTTATGTGCTGGAAGAAGATAACATTCGAGATAATTCTAAGTATTACTATCTGACTGAACTGGCAGCTAAATGTACTGCCAAGAGGTTTGTGCCCGACTACATTTCTGAGAAGAAGATGTTGGAATACAAGGGTGCTTGCTATCCTTGCATGGGCTGCCGGAGCTTCCTGACCCCTGATCGAACCACCGAGAATATTTCTGGTGCCATGAATTGGGAAAAGGGTCACAAGTACTATGGTCGCTTTAATGCCGGTGTTGTCACCATCAATCTGGTAGATGTTGCTTGTAGCTCTAAGAAGGATGTTTCTGAGTTTTGGAGAATTTTTGATGAGCGTCTTGAACTGTGCCATCGAGCACTTCAGATTCGGTATAAGCGATTGATGGGTACGCCTTCTGATGTGAGTCCAATTCATTTTCAGCAGGGTGCAATCGCACGTTTGAAGAAGGGCGAGAAGATTGATAAATTGCTGTTTGACGGATATGCAACCATCAGTTTAGGTTACGCAGGTCTGTATGAATGCGTAAAGTACATGACCGGTAAGAGCCATACTGATGATGAAGCAAAACCTTTTGCTCTTGAGATTATGCAACACATGAACGACAAGTGCAGTGAGTGGAAGGCAGCAGAAAATATTGATTACAGTCTCTACGGCACCCCGCTGGAATCTACCACCTACAAGTTCGCCAAGTGCCTGCAAAAGCGGTTCGGCATCATTCCAGATGTAACCGACCATGATTACATCACCAATAGCTATCATGTCGTGGTTCGTGAGCATATTGATGCATTCAAGAAGCTGAAGTTTGAGTCTGAGTTCCAGCAGCTGTCTCCCGGAGGAGCGATTTCTTATATTGAATGCCCGAACATGACCAACAACATCCCAGCTGTGATGAGTGTCATCAAATACATCTACGACACTATTATCTACGCAGAGCTGAACATCAAGTCTGATTATTGCCAGATTTGTGGCTATGACGGCGAGATTAAGATTGTTGAAGATAACGGCAAGCTCGTTTGGGAATGCCCGAACTGTGGTAATCGTGACCAGAATAAACTGAATGTTGCACGACGTACCTGCGGTTTTATTGGGACTCAGTTTTGGAATCAGGGGCGGACGCAAGAGATTCGTGATCGTGTGGTTCATTTGAGCGATAACTAAACAAAGGATAAAATATGGATACTACACAACAGATTTTAGAGCGAGATTGGGATAATGGTTTTGTTAAAAAGATGCAGAATCGTATTTTAGTATCTCATTATAAATATGGTTGGATGAATCAAACATATCCAGATTTAGCTCAAGCTGTAAAGGAAATTTATCCAAGAGTCAAAAAGTATTTAGAGACAGGAAATACAGAATGGCTCATTGATGTTGCTAATTTTGCAATGATTGAGTATTTACATCCGAGTGTTGTTGGAGCGTATTTCAAAGGAACGGATAGCGAAGAGTCTCCGGGACTGACAAGTGGAATCAGCTACAAAGAACTCGAAGAGAGCATGAAGTAAAATTTGAATATAAGTGGTGGGTTGGTGGGATTACTTATGAAAGAAATCATTGTTTTCTTTGTGATCGTGTGGGTTATCGCCTATTACATTCTAAAAGATGACTACAAAGATTAAGGAGATACTTATGAAGAAATTTATGGCAATTTTTGTTGCATTCCTCGTTGCGATTGGCGCGGTGCTTTGTACTGAGCGGGTACATACTGGTTATGTTGGTGTTGTTTACTCCGCAAAGGGAGTTGAGCAGCAGACCATTTCTCAGGGCTGGCACTTTATGAGTCCTCTGAAGCATGTATCTGAGTTCCCGATTACTCAGCAGCGAGTGGTATTCTCTAACGCTCCGTCTGATTATGGTGCAAAGGAACACGCAGATTGGCACATTGACGCTCCTGCAAATGGCGGTACAATTGCAATCAACCTGACTGTCAATTATAACTTCCTGCCGGAGCATGTTATTGAACTGTATACCAAGTTTGGTGGCATGGATGGCGAGAGCCTGATGGAGAGCAAGATCCAGAACGATATTATTGCTTACGTCAAGGAAGTTACTCCTCAGTTCAGTGTCATGCAGATTTATTCTGATGATCGCGCAGGTGTTAATACTGCAATCACCAACTATTTGAATGAGAAGCTGACCGCAGAGTATGGAATCAATGTCTCTTCCGCACTGATTGTTGACGCACAGCCTGATGATACCCTGATGCAGAAGATTCGTGCCAAGGAGCAGGCGAAGCAGGATGCAGAGATTGCAGAACTGAATAAGCAGACTGCTCTGGCTCAGGCAGAGACTGATAAGGTTAAGGCACAGACGGAAGCTGACGTTAAGATGATTGAAGCACAGGCCGAGGCTGACGCAAACAAGGTGCTTTCTGAATCCATCACGCCTGAGCTGATTCAGATGAAGGAAGCAGAAGCTCGTCTGAAGCATGGCTGGGTTACCGTACAGGGTGCTGATACTGTCGTTACCAAGGGTGAATAAATAACATCTATTGGATTACATTCGTATTCCAAAAGGAGGCTTAATTATGATTATTACAGGTATGGTACATTACGAGAGCGTTTGTAAGAACGCACTGGTTAAGTGGTACAACGAGCATATGTCCAATAAAATTACGCTGGAGAACGTCTTTGTGGTTTGGAGTTGCAAGACGCTCCAGAACTACAAGGCGCTGCTTTCTACCACCGTCAGCGGTGACGGTATCTATGCTGAGTACACCTACAACGGTGATAAACAGGAACTGTATGAGGATGTGTACAAGAAACTGACCAACCAGTGCATTAAAAAGGAACTATAAAATGAAAATTCTTGGAAACAAGACATTATTCTTTCGGCTTAAAGCTGGAGATCCGTTTTATCTAAATGGTGTACTTTGCATGAAGGTTAATAATCCAGACTCTACTGGAGCAAATAATCTTTGCAATTCCGTTCAAGTAGGAGACGGACAGATGAGATTCGTTGATCATAATGTCATTGTAGAGATTGCGCCTGTTCACGTGGCTAATGGTAAATATTTCGAAGAAGGTGATTAACATAGAAGCATGGAAAAATTTCTTTAAGGCACTTTTTAAATTTTTACTTATCCTTATCTATACAACATTACGGTATTTTGTGTCATGGGCTGGTACGTCTAGTGTCGTTTGGCTGATTTTTTGGTTGTTTAGAATAAAGTTCTCTTTTGCGGCTGCAACTGGCATTTGGTTGGCTTTAACTTTAATTGGAATATTTATCAATTACTACTCAAGCCTCTATAAAAACAAGTAAACTAACTAGCAGGGTGGGTGTGGTGGCATGAAAGGAGCCTTATGGATTATTGGTCTGTTGAAGTAATGTATTATGATGATGGACATCAAGCATTCAATACATATATGATCAAAGCACAGGATCAAAATGATGCTATGAATAAAGCACATTATCGTTTTGAAAAGTCTCATGACGGTATGAATTGTATGGTCCACAGTGTAGAAAGAGCAGGTAACTAAAATGGATGAAGTTTACGAAAACATCAATCCTGAAAACGATGACAAGAAGTTTGGTCTAGCTCCTTGGGGTTGCCTTCATTGCGCATTTAGGGATTTTGGTTTGGAACTTCCTAAAATTTCCGGGAAGATGGCAGACGCTCTTATGGATGATTTCTTTGAGACTATGGAAATGGCTGGCATTTTAGAGAGGAAAAACAAATCTTAATAAAAGTGCCGTTTTATCGTAAAATTCTATCAAATTTATAACGTAGATACGTTAAATAACAGGAGACAAAATGAAGAAGTGGACAGAAAAGCTGCTTGAAGCTGAAGGATACGAGATCCGAAATGCACAAATCAAGAATGTTAGCCTTAACATGGCCGATCATGGAGTTTTGACTTCTGATTTGACGTTGGATGGTCATGGATGGGGCGGTTGCTATGGAGGATATGTTCTTGGTAAAGGATATGTAGGAGCAAAAACTTTCAAAGGATATGCTTCTGGTATGGAAGCCATCATGCGAATCATGGACACTGTTGGCTGCGATAAGTACGAGAACATGAAAGACAAGTATATCCGTGTGGCAACTAAAGGCGGGGGTAGTACAGTAAAAATTATCGGCAATATTCTTGAGGATAAGTGGTTTGATTATGAATCTTTCTTTGATGATATGAAAAACGACACTGCCGATGATAAGGGTACTGAGGTAATATGGAGAAGAAATACGTAAAAATCTTTAAATGCCGTGGATGCAATCGCGATATCATTAAAAATGATGTTGATTTATCTATTGCTGAGAAATGGACTCTTTCAGGAATGTTTCAAGATGGGTGTAAACCCGTTGAAGTGTCTGGCGGGTCTAGGCTTTCTGGACAGAACAAATTCCTGCTTCATCGGTGTGATCCAGAGAAGCTTTGTATTTGTGATTTCATTGGATGGAAAGAAATCGAGGCTAAAAATGATTAACAATCCTTTTGCAGAAAAAGGTATTATTGCCTGCCAGTGCTGTGGCAGCGGTGAATATCTCTTTAATGAAGATGGTAACCGTAATGGTTACTGTGGTAACTGCGGAGCTAGAATCGACTGGCCGGAAGTAGAGTTAGATGACTGGAATATCCCAGCGGTGAATCTCCCAAAACTTTGTAGCACCGTTATGGCAAAATACGGCGAGAGAGAAGTTAAAGTGTGGTACTCAAAATGTGGCAATTGGATGCCTGACGGCGTGATGACGTACTTGAAGTCACCTGATTATTGGCGTTATTTAACGGAGGAAGAGAAGAATGGGACTTAAAGAGCATGAAAAATCCTATTCATTATGTGTTTGACGTTCCGAAAGGTTATGTGGCCTCGCCAAGTCTATGCTTGCCTTCGTAAAATTATCCCATACAAGCAATTCGTTTACTATCTTAAAAAGTGGGAAGAACTTGGTTTCTATGATTATGGAGTAAATCAAGAGCTCGGCTGGTTTTATCCAGAAAACTTTCCAGATAGATACAAGGAAATAATTGAAGGTGTAGAAGATTTTAAAGAATACAAAACCGGATGTGTTTTCTAAAATTCCGCTTTTAACAGAAAGGAAAGGCATGTTTAAGACTTTTAAAAATACTGCTGTATGCGTCCTTCTGGCAGCGATTATGCTGACTGGATGCAGTACAAGTGTGAAAGACTCAGTAGGGAATGTAGCCAAAGAGAATGACTGGTTCTATCGTATTGGTGACACTCCTGTGGTGTACGACAAGGATACACACGTTATGTATTACTTGTTCAGTAAAAGTGGAGGCAACCATACTTACGGCTACATGTCTCCTTATTATAATGAGCACGGTCAGATGTGCTACTACGTTGATGGTCAGGTTATTCCAATCGAGGAGGTGCTAATCGATGCTGGCTGAGCTTATTTGGCTGCTTGTTAAATCGTATATCGTTTTGATTCTTACAGCCGCAATTATACGCTCTGAAGAAATTCTATACGATTTCTTACGTAATACTGTAATGTATGACATCAAACTTAAATATGTAAAGTGGACTGTCGTTGCACTGAATATTCTTATTATCGTATGTGTGAGTCTATGGACAAAGGTGATTTAAAATGGATACTAGCTTTAATTTAAAGCACGTTCCCGGAAGCTTTGCATGGATTATTGAGCGAGAGAATGCCGACAAAAACTGTAATAAATGTGATACCAACGGAAATGTGAATATAACATTCTTTGACGGTACTCAGAAAAAGTGGCGTTGCCCAATTTGCCTTGGATACAAAAAGGTTGTAAAAGACGTATATCGAATCAAAAAATGTAAAATCAAGAGAGTAAACATCGGAGCAAGGATTAACGAAGATGGCAATTTAACGGTAGAAGAAGAATCTATTCAACTAGAAGGAACCAACACAAGGGACAATATCGATCCTGATTTTGAGTATTACATTCGTAATATTTATGACACAGAAAGTGATGCGAAAATTGCGGCAAACGAAATCAATAAAGCACGAGGGAACACTGATGAATTATATGAAGATTGTCCCATGTGATATAGCGAATGGTCCGGGCGTAAGAGTCACGTTATTCTGTGCTGGTTGCAATCACCATTGCCCCGGTTGCCAGAATCCTACTACATGGGACCCGAATGGTGGTCAGCCATTCACAGAAGAAACGCTTGATAAAATTGTAGATTTACTTCGACCTGATTATATTCAGGGGCTTACGCTTACTGGTGGAGACCCACTGTATCCAGAGAACAGGGAGATGATTTGCAAAATTCTAATAAGAGTCAGACACGAGTTTGAAGGAAGCAAAGACATTTGGATGTGGACTGGATATACATGGGAAGAATTGATTCAACAGGCGGCAGAAGAATTGGAATATCAAACTATTCCGACAACGGTAACAATTATTCGAAACATAAACGTGCTAGTCGATGGCCCATATATTGAATCTAAACGAGATATCTCTTTGCCGTACATGGGGAGTTCCAATCAACGTGTAATCGGCTGTAATAAGAGTTTTGCTTTGCGAAGACCAGTCCTTTGGTGGACTCCAGAAGAGAAAGGAAAATAACATGGATTTAGGAAACACAACTATTAATCTTGGCTATGGCATGAGTCAGATGCCGTATCGCCCCAACATTAAAATCAACAAATTGCACGATGACGCTCATCTGCCGACTTATGGTTCTGCAAATGCTGCTTGTGCAGACCTGTATGCCTATATTGGTTTTGATGATGCAACGATGGTAAACAAGAATGGCGATCGTTGTATTATGATTCAGCCGCATGAGACCGTTAAGGTACATACTGGTTTGCGAATGGCTCCGCCGGAAGGTTGGTACATTCAGGGCTTCGCCCGCAGCGGTCTTTCCACAAAGCAGGGACTTGCACCTGTAAACGCTGTGCCAATCATCGACCAGGATTATCGTGGAGAGATCATTATTCCTCTCCACAACTATTCCAACATCCCGCAGATGATTACTCATGGCGACCGCATTGCTCAGATGGCAGTTGTTCCGTTTTGGCAGGCTGATTTTGAAGAAGTTTCCAAATTGGACGAAACTGAGCGTGGAGCCGGTGGGTTTGGTTCTACTGGAAAACAGTAATCGAGGTGTTTATGGGAAAGACAATCGATACGTCCGAGCTTCTGTATCGGATGGGCAAGTACGCAGAAATCGATGCTGAGCAGGATAAGCATGATGCGTTTATGCATTTCATGCTTCTTTTGACACGCACAATTGAAAAGATGCCGAATGCTGCATTGACTCATAAAAATCCGATTGATGATGAGATTATGGAAAATCAGTACGAGCTGACGAACGCAATCTCACTGGTAACTGGCCGCACTCGAAACGACGGCTGGTATCTAACTTGGATTGGCATGACAATGAAAATCGTGCATCTGAAGATCGGAGAATCAGCTGGTTTCCGATACATCAAAGATAATGATGGACATGATTATCCGGGCGCAATGCACACATCTTGTGTTGTTGATTATTACATCTCAAGTGACAAGAAAAATGTTATTGTCCAGACTGAGAATACAGTTTATAAGTTTGAAAAGATCGAGGAGAATTAAATTATGGCTAAATATTTTTACGTTTACAATATCGCTGGTGTCGAAGATTCTGTTGTGAAGATGTTTAACACTGATACTGGTGCAATGGGCGAGAAGAGTGTCAAGAAGGATCGCATGGATGGTTTTATTGATGGTATCAAGACGAGCGGCTTTGTTTTGAACAAGGAGCTGGCAGAGGCTGACGTTGCAGAGGCCGAAGCAAAGCGTGTCCTTGCAGAGAAGATGACTTCTTATCAGGCAGCTCGCGATGACTATCACAACAAGAGTGAGACTTTGAAGAAGGTCAAAGCTAAGTACGGCATTAAGTAAGGAGAATACATAATGTACGATAGATACACTGGGCGCAAAGGCGTTGCTTTGGAAAATCTCATGGACGAAGATTGGAAAACTGCACTTGCCTTACACAAGGAAGATATCCCAAAAGGTGCTGAGGTGTATATTCAAAAGATGATTCAAAATCTTTATGGATGTTATCTTGTAGTTAAGTATAATAATTCTGTTTATTATGTTAAACCAGAAGGTATTAAGCTGATTTGAGGTATGTATGAAGTATTACACTGTCGAATCTCATTACGAGAAAGAAGCTCCATTTGGAATTGCATGGCAAGTAAAGCTGTTTGACGGGCATACGCTTTTGGAAGAGTACAACCACATCTTCTATAACGAGATTGCTGGCTACTGCAAATGCCTTGAGGATATGGGGTTTATCGAGAATGTCGAAGTGAAACTGGACATCGAAAGCGAATTGAAGAAGCTACAGGATTTCCAAAAGAGTATCGATGAAATCACGGCGAAGGCCGCGATGCTGGAAAATCCTGCAAAAAGTGTAGAAACACCTTCAATTAGAACGAAATATTCATTCTGGTAAAAGGTAAATTTTACGGAGGATAGTATGATTATTGTTGGATATCCGTGTATCGGGAAAAGTACATACGCTGTTAGTCACAAATACAAGGCAATCGACCTCGAAAGTAGCAATTTTATCAAAGACGGCAGTTGGGTCGAGTCATATTGTAATGTGGCTATCGGTTTATCAGAACAGGGTTATGATGTGTTCGTGTCTTCTCATGACGATGTTCGCAAGCAGCTTTTAAAAAGTGGTTATAAGGATATCTTCGCAATTTATCCATCACCTGAAATCAAAAACAAATGGCTTGAGAAGCTTAGTTATAGATTTTGGATCACAGACCTTGACAAGGACTATCGTGCATGGCAGAGGGCTTTGCATCACTACGATGAGGATGTTGCTTCCTTTAAGGAAGATGCGAAACACTTCTATGGATTTTACGAAATCGGTCACGAATCAGAAGGTGAGTCGTATGATATTGAATCTATTCTTGATGAGTTTGAATACGGCTGTTAATTAAGATTTATGGGTGGGTGGGAGGAATAAAAATCATTATGCACAAGACTGATAGTTTGAAAAATCCGGTAATCGTGTTTCCTTGTAAGAACTGCGGTTGCACAACTAAGATTCGAGTAGCTTCTTTTGAAAGTCCTGATTTGGATATTCCTGAGAATAATGTGATTGCGTGCTATAGATGTAGAGCGGAAGTTGCTGGGACTGAGTTTATTTCTTGGAAAGAAGCAACCAAAAATATCTTTACCGTGGAGGTGCCCGATGGCAATTAAAATTATCAAACATAAAAAAGAACCAGAAAAACTGGCTTATAAATTTTTATGTGATTGCGGTTGTGAGTTTTGGTCTGACGCAGATGGCGTGATTGAAGTTAGCTCATGCGGGTGTGTTTTTCTTTATCAAACTAAATGCCCTGAATGTGGTTGTACTGTTAGTATGGTGCCGAATCTTGGGCTTAATATAATGCCTAGAAATAAGATTTTTGATGAATAAAATGTATGTTTTAGAAAGAGGTGAGAAAAAAATGGCTATTTGCAGTAAATGTCTACATAAAGAAGTATGCGCTTATAGAAAGCAAACAAGAGATAGTTGCGCCGAATCTTGCGAAGACTTTCTCGGTTGGGTTAAGGTCATGGATGAGCGTCCGATTCTTTTAAAAGACAACGTTGTAATAAGCGATTATGGTCTGTCGTTTATTGGATATTACGATTACAACAAAAGAGATCGAGAGCACTTTTGCGATGCAAACACCCTCGAAAAAATTTATGAATGTCCATCTTACTGGCTGAAAGGACTTGATTTACATGAGCAGGAAAAAATCGCTAACAAAGAATACAAGTGTAGGAAATCCAATATGGGACAAGTATGAGATTGTGGGAGTCTCTTTTGACACATCAAATAATCCAAACAAGAAGTTCTTCAAGCCGGTTTACATAATGCCGGATGGAGATGTCGTAGCTTGCGATGGGACTCACGATTTCAATTATGATCCTAACAAAGAAATTCAAATTGTCCCAAAGGAATCTATCCCATTTTATGGCAAGCCAACAGAGCCTGCTGTTTATTGTGATGATGATGGCAACTGTGTGGATGTTGACGGTAATCCTCTCGGTATGAAATGGGACGACTTTATGGAGAAACAGTTCCGAACGGTAAATAAATAACGTATCACCGCTATAAAAATTAGAAAATAATACGGTAAAACTAGACTTTTATGAGGTGACTTATGGGTGACTTTGCATTTTGTAGTACATTCACAGAAGACTATAAACTATTTTTAGAGAAAATTGAGAATGGCACTCTTACGGAAGAAGAACTAATAGAGTTTGATAAAAAATATGGCTGCAAATTAGAATACACTTATTATGCAGATCAAACGCTTGAATATCTCAGACATCTTTTTAAACAAAAGAAAAGTATCTATAACAATCCAATCATTAAAAGTCGGTAACGTAAATGGTAAATAAAGATTTTTCAATCGAAAAGAATCACTGGGAAATACAAAATCCAGAATGGGAAAGCTATTCTCATTTCATCTGTACTAAAGACCATTATTGGACTGGTGTACACGGTATCAGCAACTATTTTCTTCAATATAAAAACCCATGGTCTAATAAGCCCGTTGAGCGTTTTGAAGTGAGCTGGCCGAATTTTGTGGAACATATGTGGTTTATTCATTGGTATGGTCCATGGGATTATATTTTTGCATCATATAAATTATCCGAAATCAAACGATTTTTAGAACTTGATATTGATGCTATTAAAAATAACCATTGGCCGGATGGCCGCTGCACTTGCTACAGTATTTATGACTACGTGACGAAAAAATGGTACTATTTTAAAATCGAAAATCTGGGAACATTTTATAGATGCAAGTGTCCGTTGGGTGATGATATGGGGGAGGTGATCAGTTGTGACTAAACAAATAGGCTATTATAAATCCGACTGGTATATTATGGGCATCGACGGAAAATATAACAACGCCTGTATCTCGCATACAGAATCGCAGCTTCGATATACGGTTCCAAGGTCGCCAGAATGGACCATCAATGGATTGAGTTTTGCTTATCTTAGAGAACATGGATTTGAAGATTATCCTGAACTCTATGGTATTGTATTCTATGATATGGAATGGTGGCGAAGAAAACGCTATCCGGGTGACTTTTATGTAGAGATACCAATTTGCGATTTGTGTGCAGATGCCTTTCATTTAAAATGGCGTTGTAAGGAATTTCGTGTACATCAGTGGTCTAACTTGAGGAAAGAAACAAAGTGGGTGAAAGGCAGAAGCAACTACACTATTTGTGAGCTCGCCCATAAATTACCACATGAAGAGTTTATTGAGTATTTGAAAGACAACGGCATCTATATTGTAAATGAAAGTGGTGTTGAACTTGGATGGTAATAACGAAAAACTCACTCTTGGAGAAAAGATCTTGTTTTTGACAGTCGGTGTGCTCATTACTCTTATTGTTGGATATTTTGTATGGACGATTGGAGAAGGAATCTATCGCCAGTACAACCCGATTGAATGGACTGCTACTGTTGAAGAGCTAGAACCGGGTATCTATGGATATACATCCACTACGGTATCCAATATTCCAGCAGAAAATTATGAGATGCTTACAGTTCTTTGTAATGGCACATACATGAATATCAAAGGCCATGTACGGATTGTATACGATAGCAATACTCCGTATATCGAATATAAATCGACCAGTATTGTCAATGCAGACTCTGTGATTATCCATGCACAGAAAGGGCAGATTAAGAATAACGGAGTTAGCACAGTGAGGCAATAAAATGACCAAAGAATTAGGGTTTTATAAAGCCCAAACAGAATATTATAAAAGATCAATCGAAGATCTACTGCAACATTATACTGATAGCTGTGGCATGTGTACGGTTAATTTAGATTGTAGTGAATGCGTTGTGGATGATTTTATCAATCAGCTACGAAATATTCTGTATAGTAGTAGTGAGTATAAAGGGGAAAACATATGAAGCTGCTTTTACAGTCTAATGGAGGATTTTCTGGATTTTATAGTAGATTTATTTTGATTGATACAGACCTACACAAAATGGTAAAACGGATGGCCTCATGAAAGATGGTCTAACTGGGATAAAATATATTTGGGACTATATCGATAATGAGAAGATTCCAGATATTGATGATTTTGGCAAATCTCTTTGTCAGGATTTCAATTATGATATTTCACTACTTGAATGTTTTTTACCGACCGCCAAAGTTGTCACTAATGAATCCGTCATAATGGACGACATCAATTATGATGTTTATCTATCATCTGAAAACGTTCCGTACAGAAAGTTCAGATTGAATTCTTCATCATATCTTGAAAATGACGCTCTCAGCGTAAAGCTTAGGAAACTATTTCAGACATTTTTATAAACTAGTGTTTTATGAAGCGTGAAAATAATATTTATGTACAAAGAGCAAAAGCTACAGCAAAAACAAAACCACTTGTAGATGACATCGTTAAAACACTATCTTCAGAGGAACAGCGGATGCTTGGTGTTTATAACGATGAATATCTAACAATCCCAGCAGGAGAACATGTTATAAAAAGATTCTTAAAAATCAGTGATAATACTCCTGTTTCGTTTTTTGACCTGTTTGAAGAATGGTCATATATAGATGTAGCGGTTGCAACAAGAAATGATAAAAACTATCGAGGGCATGGATATGCATTGAATCTTGCACAATCGGCAATTAAATGGTATACAGCTCACAGGTCAGATTTTGATAATAAACCGCTATTGTGGATAACTCGAAAAGATAATGTGGCATCAAATCAATTGGCTTTGAAAATTGGGATGCGTCCAGATGATACTTACAATAAATCCAACAAAGTTTGGAATTGCTACAGATACTCGTAATTTTATAAAACTTAGATTCTATAAAGGAGGTTCACAATGATTAATGACTGCAAATCTATTGCACAAGATATCAAAAACAAAATTAAAAATATTATCGCAGAAGATGACTATGCTCCTATTTTACATATTTATCAAGTAGGAGACAACCCTGCATCCAACGCTTATATTCGCGGCAAGCTGCGTGACTGTGAAGAGGTTGGAATCGAAGCGGAGCTTATCAAGCTGTCAGAAAATATTACTGAAGATGAATTGAACAACAAGATCTTAGAAGATTATAATTGGGAATATGTGGACGGTATCATTGTTCAGCTTCCGTTGCCAAAACATATCAATCCTAAAAATATTTGTATTCCAGATGAACTTGATGTTGATGGCTTTAATTCAACATCCGAATTTCAGCCTTGCACTCCGCTTGGCGTTATGAAAATTTTCGATGCGATTGATTATGATCTGGACGGCAAGAATGTGCTTGTGTGTGGTCAATCTGATATCGTAGGTCGTCCGCTAGTCGATATGCTGATCAGGAGACACTGTAATGTGATCTCTGTTAATAGTACTGGCTCCCGCATGAAGGCTACAGCTTTTGGATTTGGAATGGTCGATGTCGTCGTTTCTGCTGTTGGAAAACGCAACTTTATCACGCCAAGAGAATTAGATCAAGTTGAAGTGTGTATCGATGTTGGTATCAATTATGATGATAATGGGAAACAGCACGGTGACTGCGCTGACGCTGTTTATGATATGAAAGATATCAAAGTGACTCCTCGAATCGGTGGGGTTGGACTAATGACACGCGCCATGCTACTTTATAATGTATGTGTAGCGAAATATGGTGAGTATAAGATGGAGAAGGTGATTGAATGAAAGAAGTCCCAATCTGGGAAAAAACGACGCTTACTGTGGAAGAAGCCGCTGCGTACTCTAATATCGGCACACATAAATTAAGAGAAATTACAGACAAGGACGACAAGCAGCTTGTGCTGTGGGTTGGATCAAAACGCTTGATTAAACGCAAAGCACTTGAAAAATACATAGACCAGTCTTATTCGATTTGAAATCAGAGCTTTGGTGTGGTATACTTATAGTGTCACATCAAGGCTCTTTATAGTAAATGTAAGGAGTCTGTTTATGGAAAGACGTAAAGATAGTAAAGGTAGAGTCTTAAAAGACGGCGAAAGCCAAAGAAAGGATGGAATATATCAATATCGATGGACTGATACAACTGGAAAACGTCACACAATTTATGCGAAAGATTTAAAAGTTCTTCGAGAAAAAGAAAATAATGCTAGTAAAATAATTTCTCAAAGGATAAACTTTGAAGGCGGTAAAATAACAACATATCAGTTTCTTATAAGATATTACGAATTTAAAAAAACATCAATAAAGAAATCGAGCTTGAAGACATATCATACAACAATAAACAAGTTGAAAGATACGTCTATTGGTAATACAAAAATTATTGACGTAAAGATTTCAGACGCAAAACAACTGATTATTGATTTTAGTCAGAATGGGTTAAAATACAGTACAATAAAAACTATAAAAACACTGATAAAAGCTGCGTTTAAAATGGCTCAAGAAGATGATTTAATTTTAAAGAATCCGTTTGATTTTCAGCTGAATGAAGTTATAAAAAACGACACTAAAAAAAGAGTCGCATTAACTGAACAACAGTATTCTGATTTGCTTGAATTCGTTTTATGTGATCAAGTCTTTCGTAAGTATTATGATGACATCGTATTTTTGTATGAAACTGGAATTCGCGTAAGTGAATTTTGTGGATTAACACTTTCGGACATTGATTTTGTGAAACATGAAGTTGTAATTGATAAACAACTCATCAAAACCTCAAAAGGAGAACTCTACATCACAGATCCAAAATCAAAAGCTGGGTTTCGGACGATTCCATTGAGCGCTGAAGCATATCACGCGATTAAAGCCATTATCAATCGTCGGCCACAAACAAACGAGATGATGGTCGATGGTTATTGTGGTTTCATCTCAATTCATTCAAATGGAACCCCGAAGACCTCTTGGAACATTGAATATGAGCTAAGAGAAATTGCAAAGGCGTATAACAGCCTTTACCCAGAGTGCCAATTACCAAATCTTACACCTCACGTTCTTCGACACACTTTTTGTACCAGAAAAGTTAGCAGCGGCATGAACATCAAGGCAGTTCAATATCTAATGGGGCATAGCTCAGTACAAATTACGCTCGATGTATACACATCAATCGACGCTGATATGATAAAAACTGAGTTTGCAAAAGTGGCACAGATGTGAGAGTTACTACACCAATCACTACACCAATTTTGGTGAAAATACGCCAAGATATGCGAAGATATGCCATACCATGCGGCACATAATAGATTATTGAATACAAATAATTCACGAATTAACGTAATAAAATGCCGATATGTTAAAAAACTGAAAACTTTCTCATAAAAATTGCAAAACCCCTTGATTTTT